AAATGAAACTGAGCCCAGAATTAATAAAATCTAAAGATTATAACCTTAATAAAGAGTATCGTATAGCAGTAATGCTTAACGGTCATCCAAAGCATTTAAATATTACTAGTAAGTTTTATAGCATATATAATGACTTATATGAAAATGTTACTTTTGATTTTTATGTATCAATATGGGATACTATTGATAATGATTATGAAAGTTTTGATCCAATTATAGATTTATCAAAAGAAAAATGGATTACTAAGTATGAGTTATTAAAAGAAGAAGATTGTCCGTTTGACTTAAAAAATTATATACCTGGTCGACATCAACCTCATTACTGTTGGACATTAAAAAAAGTAAACGAACTTAGAAATACTTCTAATATAAAGTACGATGCAGTGATACAGACTAGATGTGATTATATTTTAAGTAAATTATTTTTAGATAAGACAGTTTATACTATAGTTAGAAAACAATTTAACGACATTATAATGTATGCAAAAAATCCCGTTACAGTTAATAATGAAGATGCATGGGTACAAGATTTTTTCTTCGTTAGTAAACCTAAACCTATGGATGCATTAGCTGAAATGTTTGATGATATATTTGGAAAGAATGTTAACTATGATATAAAAAATTATGAAGGACCTGTTTTAATGCATTGTATACAACCCTACCATTTAATGAAAAGAGGTATACATATATCTGCTTTTAGGGAAGGAGGAGCCTTAATTAGAGAATCCTATAGATTTAATGAAGATATGTCTTTAGAAACTACCTCTATAACAGTAGGTAACAGTACCATAAAGCAGCAAGCTAACACGAATACAGGTTGGCCTAAAGCACTACCTTCAGATAGTCAGGTATTAAGATTATTAGAAGAGAAAGGACCATTATGGATTTTAGATCCTGAGAATCAGAAATTTATCGAACAGTATATTAAAAATTCCTCAAAATGAAAAAAATAGTTGCTACAATGAAGGAAATATATGATGCGATGAAACCTAACGTTCACCGTAATAGAAAAAAATATACTCGTAAATCAAAACATAAAAATAAAAATGAAAGTTAATTTACTAGAATATATTCATACCATAAAAGACTTCCCTAAAGAAGGAATTTATTTTAAAGATACCCAACCTTTATTAGAAGATACTATAGCATTTAAACAAGCTATAACTGAAATGGGTAGATTAGTTGAGCAACCTGATTACTGGGTAGGAATAGAATCTAGAGGTTTTATTTTTGCTGCTGCTTTAGCTGCTACCTTCGGAGGAGGATTAAAATTAATTAGAAAAGAAGGTAAACTACCTCCTGATTTTTTAGTAAAAGAATCTTATGATTTAGAATATGGAAGTGATACTATTGAAATGAAACAGGGTAATGGTTCGGTAATAATTGTAGACGATGTTATAGCTACTGGAGGCACTATGAATGCATCGGAAAACATTGTATCTAATGCAGGGTATGATTTATTAGATAAACTAGTATTGATCGATATAGGAATAGCAGAGAACAACGTTAAATCATTAATTAAATACTAATATGTGGAAAACAGATAACATACTCTTACTATCTGCTACTGATTTAGAACATGATTGTAAAGAGTTATTTGGTATACCTATCTTTATAACTGGTATCGGTAAGGTAAACGCAGCTGTAAATACTACAAGGTTAATTAACGAATACAACCCAGATCTAGTTATTAACTTCGGTTCATGTGGTAATTTAAAAGATTACAGGATAGGAGACGTATTAGAAGTAGGATCAGTATTAAATGATATTGATACTTTAGGATTTAATGAAACTGAACCTATTCAATTAAAAGTTAATTCTGGTATAAAATGCTTAACCACTGATCATATGTATGATAGTGCTCATGATGATTATGTTGAATCTTATATGGAAAAAATAGATGAATGTGATATTATCGATATGGAACTATTTAGCATAGCAGAAAGTTGTAGAATTGCTAATAAGTTCTTATATTCATATAAATGGGTTAGCGATGATGGCAGCAATGGTCAATGGCTTGAAAACGCTAAAGCCGGTTTTAGTAATTTTAAACAAATATTTAAATCTAAACATCTATGAGCGATTCAGTAAAAAAGTGGCACGAAACAATTACAGAGGATATCCATGCTGTATATGAAACAGCTGACGAAAGAAGAGAGAAAAAAATAAATAAGTTATTAAACAAAGCAAAAGAATCTGGTAGGATGACAGAGATAATGCAGAGAGTATTAGAAGTACAGAATGAATTTAATACTAGTTCTTTTTTATTAGGTTTAGAAGTAGCATGTGATGAACTATTAAAAGATGGCGCTTGAAAGATATGAAATGCAAATTCATAAAAGTGAGTTTAAACCTTTAAGTTTTGATAACTCATTTAAATTAGAAATTGCTTCTTCATTTAACAGTAATACAGAAAGACATTTTAAAAATATATTATCTTCTATTGATACTAGATTATCTGATTGGGGCGAAAGACCTACGTTAGATGATATTAAAAAAAGATTAAATAGTATATCTAAATGTACTTTATTTTTTCATAAAGATTTTAATGAAGTAATAGGTTGGGGTTGGTATTCTAACGTATTTACCTATGATTGGATTAATGAAGTACATGCTTTACCAACTGATAAGTCTATTTACTTTGGAGGTACTTATATACGTAAAGAATTAGATATACCACGAACTACCGGAGCACAGTTATATAATTACGGGTTTAAATATTTTTTAGATAGAAATGAATATATGTACGGATATATGGACGGTTGGAATAAAGCTCCAATAAAAATATGCCATAAAATAGGAGGTAGAGAATATAAATTTACAAAATGAGAGTTTGCATCTATGCTCAACCTAGAACTGGCTCAACAGTTTTAAGTTCTTATATTTCTAATCAATTAGGTCTATTAAATGTAGTCGAACCTTATAATATTAAAAACCCTGCATACTACTCAGATGAGCAAGTTTGGCTAGACCCAAGTACTACAGTTAAATTCTTATTTGGTGAGTTAAGATCTGAACAAGAAACTTCTTTACATCATTATTTTGATAAAGTAATAGTTTTAACAAGAGAAGATGATATATCAGGTGGTGAAAGTCATTTGATGGCATCAATTACCGGTAAATGGGAACCTTATAAGTATAACATAAGTAAATTTGATCGAGAAGAAAAGATTAAATTACAAGAAACTATTAAATTAAGAGCTGAGATTAGAAAGCAAATGAAAGCTTTACCTTATTTTCAAGTTACTTACGAAGAAATATTTTACAGAACAGTTGGAATTACGAATATAAATTCTTATCTTTGTATAAAGCAGGATAACTCGGATATAGGTATGTTCAACTTAGAGCATAAGTATAGACGAGATCCTATAAATAAAAAGTCACTAATTTGATAACTAAAGAAAAACTCCATAATCCTCCCTTAAGTAAAGAGTGGATAATAAAGTACTTTAAAAAAGACTACTTAAAGAGATCGTATAATAGATTTCAATGGTGGAGAAGTTATTCACCTAAACGACCACCTTTAAAAAGCTCAGCTTCTTTTAAGGATAAGATATATAACGGCGATTATGAGCACTCACCTCTTTTATTCGAAGCTTATTTAGCTGAATATAAGTTAAATGAACTATGGAATGAATGTAATCAAGATTATACTCAGTTCAGTGAACCTGCTTCTATCCATAAAATCAGGAGAAAGAGGTTATTAGAAGATTATACTAAGGATGAAAATACTAGGTTAGAGGCTATACGCATTAATTTTATGAAGGAATTCAAGATAGATCGAGAGGTTTATTACAAAGAAGCTGAAAACTCTTCAAAAAATTTACAAAATTTCTATGACTATATGTCTAGAAAATATAAAACTTAAATATTTATTAACATAACAAACATTAATTATGAACACAATTTTCATTATTTTAGGAGTACTTGCAGTATGTGCAGGTGTCTATTTCTTTTTCTACTCTAAGGGAAAGATCAATGACAGAGACGGAGATTTTATCCCAGACGAAATCGAGGATAAGGTTGAAGACGTAAAAGAAAAAGTTACTAACGTTAAAAAAGAAGTTAAACGTAGAGCTAAAGCTGTCAAAGAAGAAGTTGCTGATGTTAAAGCTGCAGGTAAGAAATTATCTAGAGAGGCAAGAGACGTTGGTAGAGCTGTTAGAGGTAAAAGAGGAAGAAAACCTAAGAAATAAATATGCAACAACAGGTAAATGTCGACATCAACCAAACAACAGGAGTTACATGCGATGAATGTGGAGGAATCTACTTCGAAAACGGACTCATTATCCGAGCAGCAAGTGGACTTCTCACCGGAACAGGTCAAAAGACTTACATCCCAATACCCGTCTTCAATTGTAAAAAATGCGGACACGTCAATAGTGAGTTCCAACCTAAGGAACTTGAGTCACTTGGCTAGGTATTGTTATTCCGGAATACAAGGACAAATTTATGGTGATTCCTCTAATGAGGAATATGATGGAGAGACTAGTTAGAGGGTAGGAGCTCTGCTAGTTAAAACTAGGGGCCTTCGGGCCTCTTTTTTTGTTCTTTTAAATCTATTTATATGAAACCAAAACTAATAGGTTACTTTAAAACTGTTACAGATGAAAAAAGTTAAAAAGATATTTATGGATTTTAAAAATTTATTTAAAGACGATAACAATATAAACGAAAAGTCTATCGTTGGATTTATTGCATTTATAGTAATGATATTGTTTGCATTTGCAGACTTACTTACTGGTTATTTTGGAAAAGATTTAGTTATAAACGAATTTATATATGATTCATTTCTATGGATAGTGCTTGGTTGTTTCGGTATTGCTGAAGCAGGAAGAGCTATAAATCCTAATAACAAAAAATAAAAACATGAAAAAAATATTATTACTTACTCTTGCTTTATTAGTAGCAGTACCATCATTAGCACAAGAGGAAAAGAAAAAGAAAAACTTCTTTAAAGAATTATATACTGATTTTTTAAAGTACGGAACTTTATATGCAGCTGGTGATATAAAAAACTCGATAGAAGCTAAAGAATCAACTTTCTTTGTCAGACCACCAGAAGGTGGAGGTTTATATGACATCCCAGAAGTAGTTGATAACACCCCAATCTACCCATTCGATTACAGATACGGATTTGGTATAAGAAAATTAGCTAGATTCGATTACGAAAGAAAACCAAAGAATTTTTACGATGGAACAGAAAGCCAATTAGCTTTTGTAGCTCCATCTTCCGCTATCCAAGGTTTAGAATACCAATTACATTACGAAAGAGAAAGATTTAGAGGTGAAGAATTTGAAAACCATAGATACTTTCTTAAACACACAGGTAAATGGTGGATAGTAAAAGGAGAATCAAGAGAAGTAGGTAAAGTAAATCTTAAATACCAATCTGCTGAAGTAAGAGGTCGTATTCCGATAGGAAAAAAACTTTCAATTTCTGCAGGTGCTATCTACAGAACCCACGAAAGACCTTACGGATACAATCCAGTTGAAATATGGTTAAATGAAACTGATGAAAATGGAAATGCTGTAAATCCTTGGTATACATTAGGATTTGAGTATGGATATGACGATCATTACGTAACAACACAGTATAATGGAGAAACATTATATGATTGGTACTGGACAGATCCAGATGGTAATATTGTAGCCAATACAGACTTAGAGTTTAGAGAGACTGTATTTACTCATTTAATGAACAGATATAACAATGAACAATGGGCCCTCTTAGATGCCTTTGGTGAGATTGCTCCTATCATTGGTGCAGATTTCTATCACTATAAAAACAAGTTCTGGTTACACGCTTACGCTAATTATATTTTACCTTATCACCACTATGTACAAGGAAATGAAGATTTTTCTTACTTACATAGAAATTCTTGGGGAGTAGGAGGACATAATGACGATTTAGATGGTGAACAATGGGAAGATTATTCAGCTGGTATTAATTTTGGTTGGAAAATTGGAAGAAATTTAGGAATATTTGCTGAAGGTGAATATACCAAAATGTGGGATACTAAATTCTATAACTCAACTTTTGGAATAAACTATACATTTAGATAAAGATGGCAAAACAAATAGGCGAAGATACTAAAGTAACTTTAGATTTAAAAACAATTGGAATGATAGCTGTAGGAATAGCATCGTTAGTAGGTATGTGGTTTGCAATACAAGCAGATATACAAGAAGCAAAAGAGCTACCACTCCCAGAAATAGACAGAATCGAATATGATTTAAAAGATGAATTAATTCGATCAACAATAATGGATACCCAAGATGATGTTGAGGATATTAAAGAAACTTTAGATAAGATGGACGAAAGATTATATGAAATGCAAAAAAACGGTAGATAATCGATGAAAAAGTTAGTTTTCTTAGTGTTATTTTTTCTACCTTTCTTATCTTTTTCACAAGAATATATTGACGATAGTAATTTTGATGATAAAATAAGTGAACAGTCTGCTTTTGGAGATGACGAAAGTTCTATTGTAGTAGTAGAATTCTGGGCTAAATTCAATGAAGTTAATGCATTTGCTGATTGGAATAAAGTAGAAGGGGTAAATTATTACAGAGTAGATATAGCAAAAGCTCCATCAGCTAAAAAAGAATACAGAGTCAGAATGGCTCCAACTATAATAATATTCAAAGACGGAATTAAAGAAGAATCTTTTAAAGCAGGACTAGATTTAGAATGCCCTGTTACATTAGATGAGTTAATAGAAGCGATTGAAGAGGTCAAAACAGCAAATCAATTTTAATTAATAACAATGAAAAAATTAGTATTATTCTTGGCAATGGTTTTACTGCTTAGTTGTAGTAAAGATGAATTAGCTTTAGAGCCTATAATCGAAATGAGTCTTAATGGCGAATCTTTTGATCCTTATGAAAGGTACGCAAAAGTTAGAACTTTTGGTGGCACTAAATACGCCGATGGTGTAGTTAAGAAAATCTTTATTTTATATCTTCAAATAGACGACGGCGAACCAAGACTAGACAGACAACATTTTGCTTTATATTGTTTGGATTCAGATGCAAACGATGATGGAGAATTATTAGATGTTGGAACATACACTTGGGAAAGTCCAGATGGTAAATATGCTGGTGTAGAAATACCAGGTAATGATGAATATGTTGTCTGGAATGAGGTTATAGTACAAGATGCAGGTCAATTAGGTGGAGCACATAGCGGTTTGATATGTTTAACTGCTGAAGGGGAGTTTTTCAACCCTTACATTCAAGCAAACATGACGGTAAACTTAAGATTAGAAAACTTTCCTATAGGAATAGATATTGACGCTACACCTTATGGATATTTGTTAGATTAAATTTAAATTAATAAGTTATATTTTAGTAGAAAATGACAGAACAGCAAAACGGTAACACCCAGTTGAATGGTGTTAGAAACGAATTCAACGAAAGGTTAAGAAAGAAAAGTTTTTTAGGGAAAGCAAATAGAATTATCTGGACTAATCAAAGGAGGTATAGAACAATCTAAATAAAAGTTATGATGCCTTTACCCTGTCCTTCTTGTGGACAGCCTTTAGGATTAAAGCTAGATTTTTTAGTTAAACATCCTGCTGTTCAATGCCCATACTGTAAATCCGTATTAAAATTTAATATAGATAAAGAATCCACAGCTAAAATGCAGAAGGGTTTAAAAGAACTACAAGACCTTAAAAAAAAGTACGAAAGCCTAGCAAAGTTTAGTTAAATTATTTCTATTTATTAATGTTATGCAGAATGGTTATGCTATCTGCATGCAAAATTAATTTTTTTATTAACCTTTTAACTTAATTTTAAAATGGCAGCATCAATTGCACAAGATTTCGTAGGTTTACCGATTGAAGATCTTATAGTTTCTCCAATAGTTGGAATGGCTAAAGGTCAAGCGAAACTAAACAAAGTAACATGGGACTACATAAGTGAAGTAGCTTTTGTCACCGAAAATGGTAAGACAGTAGCTAGATCATTAGATGTAGAACTTAACAGAATAGCTGTAGACGGAGCAACAGGAGCACAAACTCCTGAAGTAGTCCACAGTAGAATTCCAATGTTACCTTTAGTTCCTTTACCTTCTTTAGCTATTACTAATGCTAACATTGACTTCACTATGGAAGTACAAACTCAAAACCAATCCTCAGATACAACTAAAGCTAGTGCTGGTACTACAGTAACTGGAGGATACAAAGGTTGGGGTTTCAATGTAGAAGCAACAGTAACAGGTAAAGTATCTACTACTAAGGAAAACATTAGAAAATCAGATAACACAGCTAAATATACTGTTAGTGTTACTGCAACTCAATTACCACCTACTGAAGGTATGCTTAAATTGTCAGATTACCTTACTAAAATGATGGAACCGAGTAATATTCCTCTACCGTCAGATAAAAACTAGTAAAATAGTTGGTTTCTAATATAATTTTTATTATATTATAAATAAAGGATTCTGTAAATGGCAAAATTACAAATTGAAGAGCTAGTTAGCGGTCTTTTAGAGGCCGCTATAGTAGCTAAACAGATAAGCGAAAGGCAACATATTAATGCTTTAGCAAATTATTTCGATGATAAAGGAAATCCTATTTCTACTACGGTGCAAATAGGCGGTAAAAAAGTTACCGTTCCTTTCTATAGTATTGCAGATCATACTTCGATTGGATTAGATGAGATGGAAGTAGAGTTTGATGCTAGATTAGGTTTTGATACCTCATCTGAACCATCAAAACTTAAACAATCATTACTTGGTAAGTATAAAGGTAAGAAGAAATATAAAAGCTTAGTTAAGAATATAGAAGTAGATCATGCTCATAATCCTAACAATATAGCTTGCGCTAAGATTAGAGTTAAGTTTAAAAAAGATGAGACACCAGAAGCAGTGTCAAGAATGGTTGATGAATTTATAACCCAAATGGGTGAACCAACAACACCAGATAAAAAATAAAATATGAAATTTGAAGTATTAAGATTCAGCTCTCAAAACGAATCCTCTTTAGGAGTACTTTTTGATGTTACTGAAGGAAGAAAATTTTTATGTTTCACTTTAGAAGATGAAGCAAGAAAAGTAAAAGTTTCAGGTGAAACTAGGATCCCAGCAGGTACCTATAATTTAGGTTTAAGAACTGTTGGAGGATTTAATGAAAGATATGCAAGTAGATTTCCAGGTATACATAAAGGAATGATACATGTACTAAACGTTCCTAATTTTGAGTATATATTATGGCATTGTGGAAATGATGATGATGATACTATGGGATGTTTATTATTAGGAGATACTTCTCAACAAAATATATCTAAGCAAGGATTTATTGGAGCTTCTTCTGATGCTTATAAGAGAGTGTACCCTCACATAGCAGATGCATTAGCTAGTGGTCAAGAATGTGAAGTTACATATATTGATTATGATACTGCTATAGTACAATAAGATGAAAAATAAAGATATAAGAACTTACCTCTTCTGGGGCATACTTGGCATATTTGTTGGGTATGTTATTTTTGGTAGAGGAACTATTAAGGTTGATGTTAAAAAATATGAAGCTAAAATAAATGCTTTAAATATAATTATTGACTCAGCTAGAACTAAGAATGTAGAACTACAAACTAAAATAAGTGATTTTGAATCAGTAGTGGCTGATGCTAATAATAAGATTAACAACCTTAATAAAAGAATTTATACAATTAAAAAAGAAACAGATGAAAAGATTAATAGTATTAATAATCTTAATAACGACGAGCTATACAAGTTTTTCGCAGACAGATACAGACAGTACCTCGATTCGATTGCAAGTCCCAATAGCAAAGTTAGTAATTAAAGACCTTCTTATTGGAGATGCAGCTAAAAGACAGCTTGTAGTTACTGATACTATTTTGCAGAAAAAAGATATTCAGCTTACAGCAAAAGATACTATAATATCTAATCTTAATCTACAAATAGTTAACTTCAATAAAATTATATCTACTAAAGATAAACAGAAGCATATTCAAGAAAATCTTCAAAAAGACTTAGAAAAAGCTTTAAAAAAAGCTAAAAGGAGAGAATTCCTTTATAAAGTAGGTACGATTGCCGGCGGTGTATTTGCCGTACTTTTCTTAACCAAGTAAGTAAAACTATTTATACTAAAGAAAACTATGCTTAATACATTTAGAAAAGGTTTTTTTCCTTTTATTATAGCTATCTCTGCTCTTTCCGTATCAGGATCAGCAGCTTTTTATTCAGTATACGGATTGAGTAAACTATTTGCTGGAGCAGCTGTAGAGGTAATTATAATGGCTGGTTCTTTAGAAGTAGCTAAATTGGTTATAGCATCATTACTGTATCAATATTGGGATACAATAAACAAAATTTTAAGAACTTATTTAACTATAGCAGCTACAATACTTGTACTTATAACCAGTATGGGTATATATGGATTCTTATCAGCTGCTTACCAAGAAACTTATCAAACGTTATTAGTTAATGAAAATAGAATTGAATTTTTAGATAATAAGGCAAAATTTTATGAAGACGATATTACAAGATATGATAAAGAGATTGAACAAATACTGGACAATATTAGTACTCTTTCTAATGCCAAGTCTAGATCAATCCAAGTCAAGGATACCAGTGTGGCTGGAGGCATTCGAAATACGATTTCCACGGTTGACTTACGTCTTGCACAAGATAGACTCAGAGTTGAAGAAAATAACAGGAAAGATGTCTATCTAAGAAGATCTATAGCTGCAGATAGCTTACAGAAGCATCAATTTGAAATATTAGAATTACAGAATAACTCAGATATAGCAGGTGAATTAGGACCATTAAAGTATTTAGCTGGACTAACCGGTACACCTATGGATAAGATAATTAATATATTATTATTAGTTATCATATTTGTATTTGATCCATTAGCAATAGCATTAGTTGTAGCAGCAAATATGGCTTTTGCAACTGCTTTTCCAAGAAGAGAAGAAAATTTATATGGAGAAAAAGAAGAACCTATAACTACTTTATATGAAGAAAAAGATAGAGAAGAAGCTCCTGTTATACAGACTTTATTAACAGATGTAGAAGTATTAGATAATATGGAGAAGATGTTGAGTCCTACTCCTACAGCTACTGCAACACCTACACCTACCCCAGAAGCATCTCCTACTCCTAAACCAAAATTAATTATAAAAGATGAACCTGTAGGTAATGTAAATGATCTTAAAACCAATCCTAATAATTTTAAAATAGTTAACAAAGATGGCTCAGTAGAATACTTAAATGAAGAACCTAGAATAGATATTAGAGGGACTAGAGCTTATGTTAATTTAAAAGACGGAAGAGAAGGTTGGATGGATAGAGATAATAGTGATAGAATTATCTATATGTAAAGTTGTTTATTCGATTAATTTTTACTATATTATATTATGGACAAAAAAGTATACGACATGTTAAAGAAGAGTGCTGAAGCAGATAAAGCTAAAGCATTACTTTCATTTGAATTATTAACTAAGAATGCTGTTGGTGTAGGAGATCACACTACTGATGATTTCTATAAAAACTGTGAACAAGCATTAAAGTTATTAGCTTCAGCAGAAGAAAGAATTGAAACTTTAGAGAAGTATTTTAATTAAAAATTATTAATAAAAGTTATATGAGTAAAAAAGCTATAGAAGTTTTAAAGAAGGAGTACCCTACTATTTACAGTGCATACAGAGAGATTCAAGAAGAGCAATTTGAACTCTTTGCTAAAAAACATCTCGACTATGGAATGGGAAATGTATCAGCTGGAACTCAATTAGTAAATGAAGAAGAGGTTGATTTTGCGATGACAGGCCTTTGGTATAGATTATCTGATAAAATTAACAGATGGAAAAATATGATACTTACTAATCGTAAAACTCAGAATGAAACATTGATAGATACTTTCCAAGACATTACTAACTATGGAATTATAGCCCAGTTAGTATTTAACGGTAAATGGAAAGATAATTAATATGCCAAAAAAAATTCCAAAGCAAGTTAAACTTGTCAAGGATAGTTATATAAAGCAATCTAAGAGTAACAAACATATCTCTTATAGCCAATTATTTACCTATCTAAGTTGTAAACGTAAATGGGAGTTACAGTATCTTCGTAAGATAGCTCCATATGACCCGTCGATACATGCCGTATTCGGATCGGCATTTCACGAAACATTACAGAATTATTTAGACGTTATGTACTCTAATACTGCAAAAGCAGCAGATGAAATAGATACAAATGCTTACCTTTACGAAAGAATGTCTAAAAATTATAAAAGACAAAAAATGCAGAATGGAGGAGAACATTTCTCTGATCCTAATGAAATGAATATGTTCTGGTTAGATGGTAAACATATAATGGAATATATTAAAAAGAAAAGAGGAGGATACTTTTCTAAAAAGAATACTTATCTAGCTGGTATAGAGACTTTACTTTATCAAGAGATTAGACCTGGAGTATTTTTTAAAGGTTATATAGATTTAGTATTCTATGATAAAGTATTAGATGAATATACCTTAGTTGATATAAAAACATCTACAAAAGGTTGGAATAAATTTGCAAAAGCTGATGATAAGAAAATATTTCAATTACTTTTATATAAAGAGTATTTTTCTAGACAGTTTAACGTTCCTATAGAGAAGGTAAACGTTGAGTATTTTATAGTTAAAAGAAGAGTACCTATAGAAGCAGATTTTGCTGCTATGCAAAGAAGAGTCCAAGAGTTTAGACCAACAGCAGGAAAGATTAAAAGAGGTAAAGCTCTATCAGCTATGAATAACTTTATAGTGGACGTTTTAGATAGTAATAATGAATATATAGATAAAAGTTACCACTGTACTGGTGATAGGAGTCCATGCTGGCATTGCAATGTTTACGATGGAGTTTTAGAAAAATAGCCTATTTATATATAAATATATACTTATATATTGTTATAAAACATTAGTTATGATTAAAGATGAAAAGTTAACATCCGTTAAAATTACACAGCCTCACTTCGATAAATTCAAAATGGCATGCTTACAAGATAATTTTTCTTTTAAAAAGCTTGCAGATCGGGCAATTTTTCTTTATATTACAGATAAAGAGTTTAAGAGATTAATTCACGAAACTATATCCATTAAATTGAAAAAATGATAGAAGGTTATATTCCAAAGAACGAAAGAAAGAAAATAATATTACTTTGCGATGATATTAGAATGCATTCAGGTATTGCTACTATGGCAAGAGAGTTTGTAGTACACTTATCTCATAAGTATAATTGGTTTCAGTTAGGAGCAGCTTTAAAACATCCTGATCAAGGTAAAACCTTTGATATTAGTCAAGATGTAGGAAAGAGAAAAGGTATTAATGATGCAGATGTAAAAGTAATGTCGTGGAATGGATACGGAGACGCAGGAGTTGTAAGAAACTTGATTGCAAAAGAACAAGCAGATGCTATTTTTATATTTACTGATCCAAGATACTGGGTATGGTTATTTGAAATAGAAAGAGAAGTAAGAAGTAAAATTCCTATCTTTTGGTTAAATATATGGGACGATTATCCTGCTCCTATGTACAATAGATCTTATTACGAATCAGTAGATTTATTAATGGGTATATCAAAACAGACAGTTAATATTAATAAATTAGTATTAGAGGAAAAAGCTAAAGATAAAGTTATAGAATATGTACCTCATGGTATAGATGAAAAAGATTTCTTTCCTATTAGAGAAGGACACGAGCTTTATCCTAAATTATTAGAGTTTAAAAAACAAACTGTACCTGTTGATGCTGAGTTTATAGTATATTTTAATTCTAGAAATATACATAGAAAAAGACCAGGTGATACGTTAATGGCTTATAAGCATTTCTGTGATCAAATAGGAGAAGAAAAAGCTAAGAAGACTGCTTTAGTTATGCATACTCAACCCTCTGATAATAATGGTACAGATCTTCAAGCTATGAAAAATACTTTCTACCCAGAAGGTAATATTTTCTTTTCTAGCCAAAAAATATCTCCTCAACAAATGAACTTTATGTATAATATGGCTGATTTAACTGTCTTATTATCATCTAATGAAGGCTGGGGATTATCTTTAACCGAATCTATGATGTGTGGTACTATGATATCAGCTAACGTTACAGGAGGTATGCAAGATCAAATGAGATTTGTAGATGATAAAGGTAAATGGATAGAGTTTGATAGTGAGTTTCCTTCTAATCATAGAGGTACATATAAAGAACATGGTGAATGGGTTATACCAGTCTTTCCATCTAATATATCATTTACAGGTTCTCCTATGACTCCTTATATATACGATGATAGATTAAGTCCTGAAGATGCATCTAAAGCAATATTAGAAGCTTATGAATTAGGAAAAGAAGAAAGAAATAAAAGAGGATTAAAAGGTCATGAGTGGGTTATGTCTGATGAAGCAGGAATGTGTTCTTCTAAGATGAGTAAGAAAATAGGAGAGTGTATGGAGAAAGCTTTTAAAAACTTTAAACCTAGACCTTCTTATAGTGTTGTAAAGATAGAAAAGTATAAACCTCTTACTGTTAAACATAAAATTACAGGTTATTAATATGGATAAGATTTCAGTAGTAGTTAGTTCACCAGTAGATACTTACTCAGGTTACGGAGCAAGATCAAGAGACTTTGTAAAAGCATTAATAGCTTTAGGAAAGTACGATGTAAAATTATTATCTCAAAGATGGGGTAATACTAGATTTGGATATTTAGAAGATCACGAAGAAGATGATTTATTAGTAAATATTATCCCTCAAATGACTAGTGCCCCTGATATATGGATACAGATTACAGTACCTAATGAATTTCAAAAAGTAGGTAAGTATAACATAGGAGTTACAGCAGGTATAGAAACTACATTATGTGATAAAACATGGATAGAAGGTATTAATAGAATGGATTTAGTACTAACTTCTTCTGTTCATTCTAAAAATGTTCTTGAAGAGACTAAATGGGATATAAAAGATAATAGAACAGGTCAAATAGTTGAAACATCAAAATCAAATATACCAATTAAGGTATTATTTGAAGGAATAGATAATACAAAATATGGAGTTAATCCTAATACTGAATTTGACTTATCTTCTGTAAAAGAAGATTTTTGTTTCCTATTTGTAGGACATTGGCTGCAAGGTAATTTTGGTCATGATAGAAAGAACGTAGGTTATATGATTAAATCGTTCTTAGAAACGTTTAAAAACAAATCAAAACAACCAGCTCTTTTACTTAAAACCTCTCATGTAGGTAGTTCTATAATCGATCAAGATAGGATACTTAAGAAGATAGGAGAAATAAGGCAAAGTGTAAAAGGTAAGTTACCTAACATATACCTTATACATGGAGAAGTACATGATACAGATATAAATAACTTGTACAATAACCCTAAAGTTAAAGCGATGGTCTGTTTAACTAAAGGAGAAGGCTTTGGTAGACCTCTATTAGAGTTCAGTGTCGTTAAAAAACCTATACTTACAACAGGTTGGTCTGGACATATGGACTTTTTAAATAATAGAGAAGCTTTCCTTTGTGGTGGTGAGATACATAAGTTAGATAATTCATCAATACAGAAAGGAGTATTGCTTCCTGAAAGTGAATGGTTTCAACCTGATGATGGTCAAGTAGGAGCAGGATATAAAGAAATTTATAAAAATTATAAAAAATGGGTACCTTTAGCTAAACAGCTAGGATTTAGAAATTCAAAAGACTTTAGTTTTGAATCTATGACTAAACTATTAGGAGAGATATTAGACGAAAGCTTACCAGAATTTCCTAAGCAAGTAGAGTTGAATTTACCTAAATTAGATTTACCTAAATTAAAATAGTTATGAAAAAAGATAGATTAGTAAAAGGTCCTTTTGGTAGCGATGCTTGTTATGAACAAACGTTTACACAAGAAGGAGAGGAAGTTAAAACTTGGCTTTGTATGGGCAGCGGTTTTAGTACTTCTACTAAAATGGATAAAGATTCTAAGATAGTAAAAGATACATTAGAAACTTCTCCTGAATTATATAAAGATTTAATGCACATAGATGAAAATGATAGAGCATGGTTTCCTGCTACAATTACTCTTCCTGGTAAAGGAATGGTATTTGCAGATGGTACAGATAAGAAGAATTGGAGATGGGCAGCTATCAAAGCAAAAGTATTAACAGAAGAAGAAATTAAATCAGGTAAGTATCCAAAAGACCAAACACATAAAATGGATATGAAAAATATGTCACATTTTGACGCTAATAAAGGATTTATGGACGCTTTAGAAATTATAGGATTTTATGAAGTCAATTAGTTACGCAATTACAGTATGTAATGAGTTTGTAGAAATACAAAATCTCGTTCCTTTTCTTTTACAGCATAAAAGAGATGAAGATCAAATAGTAGTTTTATACGATCAAAATAACGGTACCGAAGGAGTAGAAGACTTCTTAAGAGCTAAGAGTGTTAATAATGACTTTAGCTGGTACCCTGGTACATTTAATAGAGACTTTAGTGAGTGGAAAAATCTACTTACCAGTCACTGTAGAGGAGATTATATATTTCAAATAGATGCTGACGAATTACCAGATGAAGCATTAATTAAAAATCTACCTAGACTATTAGAAGCTAATCCTGATAATGAAGTTTACCTTACTCCAAGAATAAACACAGTTAAAGGTTTAACTCAAGAACATATTGGAAGATGGCAATGGAGAGTAAATGAAAAAGGATGGGTTAACTGGCCTGACTATCAATGGAGAATATGGCAAAATAAACCTGAAATAAAATGGGTAAATAAAGTTCATGAAAAGCTATCAGGCTATAAAACATTTGCTGCATTACCAGCCTCACCTAAATATGCTTTATATCATCCAAAAGATATTATTAGACAGGAAAGACAAAATGCATTTTATAACACTATAACAGATTAATTATGGGAGCACCATTTATATTACAAGAAGATTCAATTAAAGATGTAGTTAACTCAGTAGGAGTAATAACTGATTATTTAAAAAAGTTTGAACAAAAAGATATTTCATTAGTTAAATTATTTGCTGATGATGTAGAGCTTATAGATTGGAATATTCATAGGAAAGGTTTTGACGATGTAGTTAAAGCTTACGAAGATATATTCAAAGCAGTAAATACTTTTAAAATTACTAGCCCCGGTATTGGAGATGTATCATCTACAGATTCAGTTCTACTCTACCCAGTCATTAAAGTAGATGCTCAAGCATTTTTATGTAGAATAGATATAACGATTGATAATAAAGAACCTTTAAAAGTTATTGATATAATTACTCTAAACAGTAAAGGTTTAATTAGTAAAATTAACGCCTTTAAGCAATAATGAAAGTAGGTATTATAGGAAATGGTTTTGTAGGAGAAGCACAAGCATTTGCTTTTAGTCCTACGTACGAAATAAAAATTTATGATGTTGATCCTCTAAAGAGTTTAAATACTTTAGAAGAAGTACATAACTGTGGAGTAGTATTTGTTTGTGTACCATCTCCTATGAATGAAGATGGCTCTCAAAACTTATCATATATCGAAGAAGTTTTTGATAATGCTACACCTCGCCCAGTATATGTTATAAAATCAACAGTTATACCTGGTACGACACGTCTCTTACAAGAGAAATATAAAGATTTAAGTATAGTGTTTAGTCCTGAATTTTTAACTCAAAGAACCGCTAAATTAGATATGATGACTCAAGCAAGAATTATATTTGGAGGTGATGATATAACTACAAGAGCATTAGAAGATTTTTATTCTAAAAGATTTAAAAATAGAAACTATATCCATACTGATTCAACTACAGCAGAGTTAATTAAATATATGAATAATACTTTCTTTGCTACTAAAGTATCATTTATGAATGAGTTTAAAATATTAGCTGATAAGTTAGGAGTAGATTGGAAAACAGCAATATGGGGATTTGCATCAGATCATAGATTAGGAGACAGTCATTTAGATGTTCCTGGTCCTGATGGTAAATTAGGTTTTGGAGGAACTTGCTTTCCAAAAGATATTAATGCTATCATAGATGTAGCAAATAATAATAAAGTTGATATGAAAGTATTAAAAGCAGCCTGGAAAACTAATTTAGAAGTAAGACCTGAAAAGGATTGGGAAAAATTAAAAGGAAAAGCAGTAGTATGAAAACAAAGATACGTAAAAAGTCCGCTTTAGTTCTAGGTGGAGGAGGATTTATAGGAGGACATTTAGCTAAAAGATTAAAAGAAGAAGGGTTTTGGGTTAGAATAGTAGATATCAAACACAAACATGAATATTTTAATCATAACGATATATGTAACGATTATGTAGCAGGTGACTTAAGAGACCCTAAAGTAGTTGAAGCAGTATTTAGAATAGAAACAGATCCTAATCATAAGGATGTTATTTATAACTATAATTTCTATAAACAACCTTTTACTAACGTAGAAGCTTTTGATGAAGTTTATCAATTAGCTGCTGATATGGGAGGAGCTGGCTATATATTTACCGGAGATAATGATGCAAATGTTATGCATAACTCAGCATTAGTAAACTTAAATGTAGTAAACGAAGCTACTAAAACCGGAGTAGGTAGAATATTTTATTCTTCATCAGCTTGTATGTACCCAGAACATAATCAATTAGATCCTGATAACCCTAATTGTGAAGAGTCATCAGCTTACCCAGCAGATCCAGATAGTGAATACGGATGGGAAAAACTATTTAGTGAGAGATTATATTTTGCTTTTAATAGAAATTATAATTTAGATGTAAGAGTAGCTCGTTATCATAATATTTTTGGTCCTGAAGGAACATACGATGGAGGTAGAGAGAAAGCTCCTGCTGCTATGTGCCGTAAAGCTGCTGAAGGAAAAGAAGAAATAGAAGTATGGGGAAGTGGTAATCAAACAAGATCATTTATGTATGTAGACGAATGTGTTGAAGCTACTTTAAGGTTAATGAGACAAGATAAGTTCTTAGGCCCTGTTAATATTGGATCAGAAGAAATGGTTACTATTAATGAATTAGCTCAAATAGCAATAGACCTTTCCGGAAATAATCTTTCTATAAAAAATATTGATGGTCAAGAGTTTATAGACAAATATGGCTTTCCTTGTCCGTTAGGAGTAAATGGTAGAAATTCTCATAATAAATTATATAGACAAAAAATAGGATGGGAGTCTAAAGCTACTCTTAAAGAAGGAATGGCTAAAACTTTTAAATGGATTAAAAAACAAATAAAATGATAAGTAAAAGAGCAAAAACATTTTTCGATTATAATAAAATATTATTTACTTTATCTAAAGTTATTGGAGCATGGGTGAATGGCAATACTGAACTGGTAGGAGTAAATAGTAATTATGAAAAAAGAATAATAGACGTAGATACTGACTTTGTACCTGCTACTAAAGATAACGGTTGGAAGTTTTCTATAGTTCTATCGTACGATTTAAGTAATAACCTTAATAAAGAACAAGTAGCAACAACTCTTAATAGCTTAATATCAGATACAATCGACCCTTTACCTCGTAATAATAGAACTAGTGGATAAAATAAGAAAACTATTAGTTATGTTTGGTAACCTATTCGATCCAGGATGGTATGCTAATAAGATAAACGAAAAGTTAGGAGTTTATGAGTGGGCAAAGAAAAGTAAGTTTCGTAAATGGCAAGAAGGTTTAACAGGCTGGAAGTTTTGGGCTTGGCAGTTAGTAGGAGGTTTAACTTTTGTTATTGTTATAGAGTTCTTACTCAATAAAATAGGTATGACAATGTTACCTTGGAAATAAAAAAATGAATAAAAAGATATTACTATTTACGACTATTGGTGAACTCTCTGAAGAGTCTCAAGCTCATGTTAATGCTAGCTTTCAATCTTGGAAAGATTACGGTTTAGACATATTAGTATTTGGTGAAACTTTTCATAAGGATTTATGTAATAAGTTCGATGCTAAACTAGATACATCAGTAGAGAAATCAGAATTTGGTATACCATTAGTTAGGAGTTTATTTTTAAAAGCGTTGGAATATGATGGATTTGATATGTTTTGTTATATTAATTCTGACATTATTTTTGACAAAGATCCTAGACGAGTACTTGAACTAATTGAGTTTAAATCGTTTATGGCTGTTGGACAAAGATTAGATGTATGGGATTGGCCTAATATAACCAAAAAGGAAGCTCATAATCCAGGAGGTATCGATTACTTCTTTATGACAAAAGACTTTAGAGACTGGAGCGATATGCCAGACTTTAGTGTAGCTAGAGGAAGATTCGATCATTGGATTATGGGCAAGGCCTTAGAAAGTGGCAAAGCAGTAGTAGACCTTACTAAAGTATTTTTACCAATTCATCCTGAACCTAAGAATAGGATATCAGCTAATCCTGATGTACAGTATGCTAATGGAATGGTTAAGTTAGGATATCAACAGTATAGAAATATGAATATATTTTTAGACTTACAATGTCATGGACAAATTAATATGACACCTTTTATAATGACTAAAAAAGGATTAGAGAAAAGAACTGAAATACCCTTAAATGAGTTTAAACACCAATTCGAATACGACTATGAAAAATTTTGATTTATCTGAACCTAAAATTATAGTATTTGATTTAGACGGTACTTTGTTAAATGTTGATAAAAACCATTACGATAAAGCTACTCCTATCAAGCATAGAGTAAATATGGTTAATAAACTATACGATGAAGGTCATACGATTATAATAGAGACAGCTAGAGGATGCGTAAGTGGAAAAAATTATTTCTTTTATACTTTAGAACAATGCAAAAAGTTTGGTTTAAAATTCCATACACTTCGTACAGGAGTTAAGTATGGAGCAGATCTATTTGTAGATGATAAAGGAATGTTAGATAATGATTTCTTCAAAGATGATGGAGAAGGAAAAAAATTAGAACCTTGGCAGTATAAAGATCGTGATTAATGGCTAGTATAAGAAAGTTTATAAGCAAAAGTCCAAACATAGTAAAAAAGTTATATTATAAATTAGTTCCTTTCTATAAAAGATACGGATCAGAATTTAGAGATACTTATGACTTCTTACTCCATTCGATAGATTTTACCCCTTCCCAACTAAAGGAGTATCAGTTTTTTAAGTTAAGAGAAACTATCTCTAATGCTTATGAAAACATACCCTACTATCATAAGTTGATGGTTGATTACGGTGTACCTAGATATATACACGATCCTTCTGATATTTCTAAGTTACCTATACTTACTAAACAATTAGTAAAAGATAATTGGAAAGATTTAATCAATAAAAAATATAAAGGTGACATAATTACTTTCAAAACCTCAGGTTCAACTGGAGAGAAATTTAAGTTTTTAGGTAATGATAATTTATATAAAAGAGAAGCTGCATTTGTATTAAGAGCATTTAATATGCATAATGCCTCCCTATATGATAAACCTTCTGTATGGGTTAGAAGATATGCTCCTAAAGTTGGAGAGCCAATATCATATACTGATCATGAATTAAATAGAGTATATCTATCACCTTTTAATTTATCTCCTACTACTATTGAAAGCTATGTTAGAGAAATAGATAGAACATCAGCTGAAACTTTAGTTACTTATCCATCATTAGCTAATTTTATGGCTAATTTAATGTATGATAAATGTTTAAGGTTTAAAAAAATTAAATCAATTCATGTAGCATCTGAAATGATACTTCCGGAATGGAGAAATAATGTAAGAGCTAAATTAGGAATTAATCTGTATGCTCATTACGGTATGATGGAGAAGGTATCTTTCTTTTCTAATTTTTTAGGTAGTGATAAGTATGCTGAAAGTTTAGAGTACGGCTTTACTGAGATAGTAAACGGTGATGTTATAGGTACTGGCTTCTTAAATGATGTAATGCCTTTTATACGTTATTCTCCCGGTGATAGAGCTGTTAAAAACAGTGACATTGAGTACTTCAATGCATTACCGGTAAGTGTAGATGATTTTATAGGAAGATCTACAGATATGATTTTTACTAAAGATGGTAGAAAGTTATCTGGAGTCAATTTTTATACTATGATGTATAAAATACCTGGAGTTGAAATGTTTCAAATAACTCAAAAGTCTATTAATGAAATAATAGTTGATTATATACCTTCTGATAAATGGGGAAAAGATACAGAAAACTGTATTATAGATGGTATGGAAGATAGAGTAGGTAAAGATATAAAATTAAAAGTTAATTCAGTTATAGAGTTAGAAAGAAGCTCTACTGGAAAATTTAAAACGATTAAAAATGAATGTTAATTTAGATAATGTAAAACCTTACATATTATCAGATAGAGTAATATCATCTGATATGATTTATTTAGATTGGAATGAAGGCTCAGCTATACCTGATAAGATGTTAAAAAGAATAAAAGATAAGTTGACTGACTTACACCATTATTCAGATCCTTCCAATAACGAATTAAAAGAAGCTTTAGAATCTCATACTGGAGTTGATAAAACATTTATAGAAGTCTTTAACGGTTCAGATTCAGCTTTAGATTATACATTTCGAGTATTATTAAATAGTAACGATAAAGTATGCATACCTTATCCTAATTATACTCAAGTAAATCAAACTATTACTTCATTAGGTTGTAGAGTTCTTAACTGCGATATTAGTACCTTAGAAGAGAATATTAGATCGTTTAAACCTAAAGTAGTTTATTTATCTGTTCCTAATAATCCTTTAGGTTATGTTTACAATACGTTACCTTTAGCAGAAAAATATCCTGGTACTTTTTTTATAGTTGATGAAGCTTATGCTGAATTTTTTCCTAAATGTTCTATATTTGATCAAGCATATAAGTATGCTAACGTTATAGTAACAAGAACTTTTTCAAAAGGTTTTGGATTAGCTGGGATAAGGCTTGGATATCTGACAACTAATTCTTATATTATGAATAAGATTAGGTCTATTAATAACTTTAAACAGGTTAATACTTTAGCAGCTATAGCAGGAGTAGAAGCTTTAAAAGACTTTAAAAGTATACAATCTAATATTAATTTAACTAATAGAGTTAAGAAAATGTTTATAGGTATGCTTAAAGATTATAGAATAAGAGATAGTCATGCTAATTTTGTATTATTAGAGCATACCAGAGCTAAGGAAATAATAAATGAATTGAAGAGTTTAGGTATTTTAGTTAGAGATAGAAGTAAGTTTATTAATAATACAATGAGAATAACTATGGGTAGTGGAGCTGATATGCATCAAATAGCTGAGATTATAAAAAAATACTAATGAAAAAAAATATATCATTTATAGGATTAGGTAAGCTAGGTTTACCTCTTGCTACTAATTTTGCTAAGAACGGACATAATGTATTAGCAATAGATAAAAATCAAAAATTAATAGAGTTTGTAAATGGAAGAGAAGCACCTTGGTACGAAGTAGGATTAGAAGATAATCTTTCTGCTGCAGAACCTTATATAAAATACTCTACTGGGTATAAAGGTTTAGGTAAAACAGATATAACTATTATACTAGTTAATACTCCTTCCGTAAAGAAAGATGGATCGTTTTCTAATTTATATATTGAACAATCTATTTACTCTATTTGTGAGGAGTTAAATAATGTTGGAAAGAAAGAGCATCATATTATCTTATCTTCTACTGTTATGCCTGGTTCTATTAATAATGACTTTATTCCTTTAATAAAATCTTTAACTAATTGTAAGGTTAGTTTTAGTTATGTACCTGACTTTGTAGCTATAGGTCAAGTTATAAAAGACTTTGAGAACCCAGATTTTCTTCTAATAGGTAGCGATACAAAAAAGTCATCTACATTAACTAAAAAGTTATACAAGACTATAATTAAGTCTAAACCTCCTATTAAAGAATTAACTTTAGCTGAAGCAGAACTATGTAAAGTTTCTTTAAACGCATACATTACTACTAAAATATCTTTTGCTAACTATTTAGGTACTTTAGCTAGTAAATTAGATCCGAATATTAATGTAGATAATATTACTGATACAATAGGATTAGATGTTAGAATAGGAACTAAATACTTTAGATCAGGAGGTCCTTATGGAGGTACTTGTTTTCCTAGAGATACTTGGGCATTTGCAAAGGTATCTGAAAAGGTAGGTTTAAAATCTCATCAAATGTATGCTAATGAAGAAATTAATAATCAAACAGATAGAGAAATATACGATAAGATAATGGTAAGAAATTCTCCTACCATAGGATTAGTAGGACTAGGATTTAAACCTGGTACTCCAGTTATCACTGAAGGTATAGCTACTAAGTTTTTAAATAGAATTAAAAATTTTCAATGCCAAGTTTACTTATACGATAGATATTCAGATGCTATTGACGATATTATTAAAGAACATCCTGATATAGACTTTGTAGATTGTAGAGTAAATAATTATAAAATAGTTGATATTATTAGTGCTTGTGATTCTATAGCGTTCTGTAACGGAGATAAAGCTTACTTAGATAAAGAGCATTTTGATGGTGTAGATATGTTTGAAATTAATACTAAAAATATAGTAGACCCCTGGAGAGTATTATGAAGGTACTATTTGCAAAACAACAACTAGATTTAGTAGGACCAAGACAATCATTTGCATATGCTGATGATCATGAGTTAGAAATACTAAGAGGGTTTCAAGGTAAGGTTTCTTTATGGGAAATGTTATGTGCTTTAAAAGCTGACTTTCTTATAACTCCTACCTTAGTACAAGCACCTTGGTTAAGTACTTTATTAGCTCAACCTGGGTATAAAGATACTATGCAAAAAACAACTTCGCAAGTTATTAATCCTAATGAATTTGATTTTGGAGCATACGATGTAGTTATTACTCATGATTCATTCTTAGGATTACAAATAGATGCATTAAAAGCAAAGTTTCCTAAAACAGTTTTTGCATATCTATTAGCAGAACATTCTAGTTGGCAAATGCACAGGATAGGTTATAAGTATGATTTATATTTAGACCATACTTTAGAATCAGTAGATGATGTTGTAAGATTACCTCAAGCAGTTAACTTTTTATTTCCTAGAATACCTGATAGAGTTAGAGAGTTATTCTATCAAGAAAGAACATCAGTATTTTTAGACTATAGGTCGTTAGGTTATTTTATAGGTAATGGTTCTAATAATTTTTTACTTACAGAAGATAAAGTTAATAAATTTTATGATAACCTTAAATTTAATTTACCATTAGAGAAAATTAGTAATGTATCTATGAAACCTTTTATGTTTGATGAGGTTTATAATAATGATTCAATAGAGTACTATAGTAAATTATGTAGAACTAAATACTTTGTTTCTATTGCTAATAGAGTTGGTCAAGCAGCATTTGATGCAGCTTCTGCTAATTGTATAGTATTTGGTAATTCTAAATCTAAACTTCATAAACTTTTATGTCATCCTTTTACTTTAATGGATGAAGAAATAAAAATAGAACATATTAAAAATAAAATAGATACGTTAGAAAATGATCCAAAACTATGTATGGAGATATTAGATAAGCAGAATGAATATTTATTAAAGACATGCGTAGAACATCCTAAAAATGTATTTAAAAAATCTTTAGAATTAAAATGAAAAAAGGAGTTATAGCAGGTAACTTTGATGTAATGCATCCAGGTTATATAAAAATGTTTAAAGAGTGTGCTGAGAATTGTGATTGTTTAATAGTACTTTTACATTCAGATCCTTCTATAGAAAGGCCTCATAAACTTAAACCTATTTTATCTACTAAAGAAAGAAGAGAGATGCTATCTGAGTTAAAATCTGTATGTGATGTATTTGAATATAATTATGAAGCTCAACTTTATGATTTACTTCAAGTAGGAGAGTTTGATATTAGATTTTTAGGTAGTGATTATATTAATAAACCTTTTACTGGTGATGATTTAAAAATACCTATTCATTATTTAGATAGATCACATGGATGGTCTACTACTAGATTTAAAGAAGAAATAACTAGACAGGTTTACGAACAAAATAAATTATCAAAATACTTATGAAAATATTAGTAACAGGAGGTGCCGGAGGAGTTGGTACTAACCTTATAGAGAAATTATTAGAATTAGGTCACGAAGTAACCAGTTGGGATAACTACTCTGCTGGATTAGAATCTAATCATATAAAAGGAGCAACATATATTAACAGAGATACTAGAGAAATGTCTTACGGATCAGGTCCTGGGACTATAAAAGGATTTGATTTAGTATACCATTTAGGAGAGTATTCAAAAGTAGTTCCATCATTCGATATACCAGAATTAGCCTTTAGGTATAATTTAGATGGTAGTATGAGAGTTTTAGAATCTTGTAGACATGAAAACATACCAGTTGTATATGCAGGTTCTTCTACTAAACTATCTCATCCTGGTGAGTTAGGATCACCTTATGCTTTATATAAGTCTACTGTAGCTAAATTATTTCAATGCTATGGTGACTGGTATGATTTAAAATATAATACCTGTTACTTCTATAATGTTTATGGTCCTAGAACCGAAACTTGGGCTAATGAATGGCAAACAGTTATTAATATATTTAGAGACCAAAAGAAAGCAGGAAAAAATTTAACTATTACAGGAGATGGAACTCAAAAAAGAGATTTTACTCATGTAGAAGATATAGTTCAAGGTTTAATATTAGCAGGAGAAAATATTAACAATGAAGAGTATCAGTTAGGAACAGGAGAAGAGTTTAGTATTTTAGAAATAGCTAAAGCATTTGATCATCCTCATGAATTTATAGATCCTAGACCGGGGGATAGACCCAACGGTTTAGCAGATATTAGTTCTACAAAAGAACGTTTAGGATATGAGCCTAAGCATAAAATAATGGATTATATAAAAAATATATGAAAATAGCTTATATAAGTGAAATGGGTAATAGAGGTCAAATATCTCGAGTAGGTAGAGATTTTGATATGATGAGAACTGAATGGTCTTGGCCTTGTGCATTAGAAGCTGATCTATTTCCTTTTGATACAGAACCTCAGGGCATTATGTACGATTTAGGATTAGTAATACTTCCTAAACAACATTTACATTTATGGAGAAATAGTAACTTCTTTGATAGAGCTAAAAAATTCTGTAAGAAGATAGCTATAATGCAAGAAGGTCCTCACTGGTGCTTCCAAGATTATAAACTTGAAGATCAGATTTGGTACTATAATAGTTTAAAAAATGCAGATATATTATACGTACATAATAAATTAGATATAGAATATTATAGAGGAATTACAGACCATAAAGATATAAGAATACTTCCTTCTCTAATGGTAACAGATAGAGTAGAGAATTTACCTGAAGTAGAAAGAGACGGTGTAATGATAGGAGGTAATTTTGTAAGCTGGTATGGAGGATTTGATTCGTATATGGTAGCTAAAAGTATAGATGAAACCATCTACTCTCCTCAGATGGGTAGAAGACAGGAAGGAGAAGAGCAGTTAGGAATTAATCAACTACCTTATATGAGTTGGGTAGATTGGATTAAAGCTTTAAATAATAGAAAATATGGCATTCATTTAATGAGAACTCATGCAGCTGGAACATTTGCTCTTAATTGTGCATTTTTAGGTATACCTTGTATAGGGTATAGAGGATTAGACACTCAAGAAATATGTCATCCTCAATTATCGATTGAAATAGGAGAAATAGAAAAAGCTAAAGAAATGCTTGGAAATCTGAAAAATAATTCGTATTTTTATAAAGAGTGTTCAGAGCAAGCAAAAGAGAATTATAAAAAATATTATCATGAAGATATCTTTAATACAACCTTCAAGAAACAATTTAAAATATCTTAAATGGTCTTACGATTCTATTAGAAAGAATCAAGGAGATCATGAGGTACAAATATGTGTAGCGGACGATGCTTCTTCTGATGGTACTTCTGAATGGTGTAAACAAATTGCAAAAGAAGATAAACTATTTAAATTTATTAGAAACGAAGGTCCTGAAAGGTTAGGTCATACAATTCTATATGACACTTTGATTAATGAAGTAGCTACATTTGACATTGCTATGATTTATCATGCAGATATGTACTTATGTCCTGAAGCTTTAGATTATGTAGAAAAATTAATTGAACCTAAAGTTATAGTATCTTTAACAAGAATAGAACCTCCAATGCATCCTGATGGACCTGAAAAAGTACTATTAGCTTGTGGAGAAGAACCAGAAAGATTTAGAGAGCAAGCAGTATTAAATTATGTATTTAAAAATACTGATAGAGATAAAGTAACAGAAGGTATATTTGCTCCATGGGCTTTTTATAGGAAAGACTTCCAAGAGATAGGAGGACATGATCCTTTATATGCTCCTCAATCGAAAGAAGATACTGATATATTTAACAGATTTCAGTTAAATGGAGTTAAATTTAAACAAACATGGGGAGGTTTTGTATACCATATGACATGTAGAGGTAGTAGAAGAAATGTATTAGATGCTGCTAAAAATATACACGAAGATAGTCCTGAATGGTCAGCTCAGAATATGAGATCTACTCGTAACTTTATACGTAAATGGGGTCATTTTTGTAAACATGATACATTAATGAAGCCTATTATACCTCCTAAGTACAATATTAGATTTAATCTTACTAATACTACTTTGGATAAATTACATATGTTAGAACCTTGGTGTGATAACTTAGATACAGATATTTCCACAGAAGAATTAGACAGATATATAAAAGCAGAACAAAAAAATACTATAATTGATTTAAAGCCTAAGTTTAATTATAATAGAAATAGTGATATCACAGTTAATATAGATTGTAATACTTTCACTAATGAAGACTTTATTAACTTATCTAGAATGTCTCAAATTATAAAAGATAGTGGAGCAGTAGGAGAGTTTAATTTAGGTAATCTATTTATTAATATAGTAAGAGTTAAAGAATATACAGATAATTTAATTAAGTTAAAATGACAAAAAAGTATTTAGTAGAGTTTACTCATCAATCAGGACAAGTAGAACAAGTAGAGTTAGTTACTGACAAAATAGAGTGGTCAATTAACCAATGGTGTAGAAATAGAGCTATAGTTAAACATGAAATTGTAGCAACTATTAATGAGTATACAAATAATGACAACAAAATGCTTTTTGGCTAACTATTTATTAATATGAAACTAGAAAATTTAGTACAACAAATTACAGAAGCAGCTAAAATTAACTTCGCTGGTCATCAATTTATTTTAAAAGTAGATACTAACGAAGATCCTCAAAAGAAAGGTGTTAAAGTACAGTTCATTCCTACCGAATTTGGTTCTATCTCAGCAACTGAGCAAAATGATATTGCTATTGAATTAGAAGAAAGACTTGAACAAGGTCTATCAGAATATGATTTAAGAGTAGAAAGAGATAGAAACTTGAAAGATAAAACTATTATAGGATTCTTTATTTATATAGAGTACTTTGATAGAATTATTAGAAAGGCACTATCAGGCCAGAACCCAGATTTAGACGAACCAGTACAGGATATACCAGGAGATGAATAAACACAAAGCTTCACTTAGGCAGACATTATTTTCAATACATAAAGTTCCTTTTAGAATAAAGGAAAAACAACTTGATAAAACCTCTGTTAATCAAAAGCTATTCTTTGACTTTTTACAGTCAATGCAAAGGATAGAAATAAGAAGAGAGAAGTTATTAGATATAGGATTAGACGTAACTGGGTATGAAGATATGTTCTTCCAGGTAATAGAAAGTCTACTTAATTTAACTTTCAATAAAAAACAACTACAATTACTTCATACTTATCTGTATGAATTATCTCCAAATCCAGAATGGGACGGTACTATTAGTTTAAAAGTAGGAGAAAAAGAAGAAAAAACAGTAAACTTTAAAACTCCTAAAGAAGTATGGGATGTTTTGCAGAAACTAGGTTAAAAAGTTGCTATTCCGAGTTTTTCTTCTTATATTTATATCTAATTAAAACGGTTATACTATATGAAAAAATTAAAAATGATTACCTGCCCTAGATGTGGCGAAAACTTCCCTGAACTTAGAAAAACTCAATACGGATACAATTTCTGTGTCAACTGCTCTGATGTAGAATCAGTTGTCGGTATTACTACTGTAGAAGGTAGTGGTGACCATACTTATAATGATATTATTATTATGGATAGAAAAAAAGCTTTATCTATTGCTAGAAAAGAAGCAGAGCTAAAAGGTAAGAAGTTTGATCCCGGAGTAGAAGTACAAGATTTTGAAAAAGACGAAGGACCTGTAACTCAATCGTTGAAAGAAGGAATAAGTGCTTCTCTTAATCCATCAGATGAAACTAATCTTAAGTTCCCAGAATATGATACTTATGATCCAAATGCTGAACCTGAAGGTATAGAAGGAATAGATTACTAATGGCACGACCAAGTAAAATACTTACCAAAGAAGATATACTAAGAGCACAAAAGATGACTAGGTCTAATTTTGCAGCTGCTAGATATTTACATGTCTCTTATAATCATTATAAAAAGTACGCTAAAATGTACAAAGATGATGATGGTAATAGTTTACTTGTAGCTCATATGAATCAAGCTGGTAAAGGTATTCCTAAATTCTTATCTAATAAAGGAAAAGAACCACCATTGATGGATCTTTTAGAAGGTAGGATACCTATAGAACATTTTGATGCTCAGAAAGTAAAGCAGAGAATTATTCAAGAATGTTTATTAGAAGAAAAATGTGCCAAATGTGACTTTATGGAAAGAAGAGTTCATGATACGAAAGTACCAATAGTCTTAACTCATAAAGATAGAAATAGAAAGAACTGGAGATTAGATAATTTAGAATTTCTATGCTATAATTGTGCATTTTTATACTATGCTGATCCTATAACTGAACAACAAGTTCAGGCAATGGAAGATTATGTAGATAAATCAAAAGAAGAATTCAACTGGGAGATGGATCAACATCATATAGACCACTTAAAAGAATTAGGACTATATGAAGAAGAGAAACCAGGTGATGAATTTATAGAAAGGTTATAACTATTTATCAATATGAAAACTAATAAAAATAAAAAGTTTTCTACGTTTAAAAGACGTAAATCTCACGAAAGAAAAGTTGCTGACGACCTAGTAAAGCAACACGAGCGAAACGAAAAGTTACGTGAAAAAGAGATAGGAAAGAATTTTCTAGATCTCTTCTAAGTTTAATTTAATTTTATTTTATGAAAAAAATCTCAACAATAACTATGTTAGTATTTGCAGTTAGTATATTTTCATTATTTGCAAATTCAACTTTATATATTCCCTACACTAAATCAGTATTAAATTCTTTAAAACCTTTACCTGTAGTTGAATTAGAAATAGAAATAGAAGAAGTAGAGGTAAAGATAGAAGTAAAAGATCATAAAGCATTTTTAGATGCTATGGGGATGAGAGAATCATCTAATAATTATTTAGCGGTTAATTCATATGGATATATAGGTAGATACCAATTTGGTAAAGCTACTTTAAAATCGTTAAATATTAAAACTACTCAAGCAGAGTTTCTTAGTAATCCAGAACTACAAGAGTTTGCTATGAATGAATTATTAACCGATAATAAAAAGAGGTTAAAAAAATATATAAGAAATTACGAAGGAGAAACTGTACATGGAGTATATATTACAGAATCAGGTATACTTGCAGCTGCTCATTTAGCAGGAGTAGGAAACGTTCGTAAATTTTTTAGAAAAGGTTATGAATTTAAAGATGGTTATGGTACTAAAATGACAACTTATATGAATAACTTCTCTGGGTATAATTTGGATATATTATAAATTTTTACTATATTATAGTATATGATAAAGTTACATTTTGAAACTACTGTTGAGTTTGAAAAGTTATTTCGTTCTAAGACTAAAGAAATAACTGATGGTATGGTAAGTGGAATAGAAAGAGCTATGAATACGAATAAAAAGATAGCTTTTCTATTTGAAATCACCTTTACTAATGGAGATCATGCTTACGAAATTACTTTGTCATCTCACTTATGGGCTGATGCTCTTGATAGCTGTTTAGCTTATTATCATGCCGAAGGACATTCTGATGAAGCTATAGATTGCTGGAAATTATTAGAATGTGCTAAAGTATGGTAAACCCTTTTGAGGAATTATTTGTAGAACCTAGAACATGGAAATTTAAATCCTCTAGTTCTAATAAAGAGTACACTGTAACAGAAGGAAGATGGTTATACTGTGATTGTTGGGGGTATATTGCTCATAGGAATTGTAAACATATAAAAGAAGTAAAAGAAAAGTTATGAGTTTAAATTTTAATGATGATAGTTTTTGGGAGTTAGCACTTAACATCAGATGGCCTCACGAAGGTATAATATTAGGTTATGAGCTAATACCAGCTGATGATATATGTGATTATGTAACGATTAAAGTACATTTATTGTTCGTTACTATCCTTATAGAATATGGAAATATTTAGAAAATAACTGTGAAAACAGTTGGTAGTCTGAGATATTCTTCTTATATTAAGGTATAATATTAAAAATAAAGGTTATGTATAATGTGAGTTTCGAAGTTTGGCTTAAAGATGAAGTAAAAGATATCTTGAAAGCTAATTATGTAGATAAATCCTTATCTACGGATGATTTTCTAAGATTAGTATTAGAAGTTAAAGAGTACTTAAGTGAGTGTGATTCTCCTGAGGAAGTAGAGATAGAAGAAGTAGTAAATTTTATCTTTGAATGTTCATCTTATAAAGATAAGATGTGGATAATTTATCCTGAAGAGCATAAGTATGCTGGCCAAGAAAGAAGTTTAACTCCTAATTATTAATTATGACTAAAAAAGAAAAGCAAAGATCGTTAACTAAAGAGTTTCTAACTTGGGTAAAAGATATTTATCCTAAAGCAGAATTTGATGATTCTGAAGGATATGGATATACTGATATCTCTATTGACGGAGACTTTAAAGGAGATAATGTAATATCTTTTAGAAGACATCAGAATCAAGTTGACGCATATAACTGGGCTGAAGATCATGTATTGGAAGCTGAGAAAGTTATGGATAAAAAGTTAGATGAATTAAAAAATAAATATCAATTATATTATGGTAGAAGTAATTAAACATACGTTAGGGTTCTGTGGAGAGCATTGGCATCCTAATATTTGGACTGCTCTTGCTGGATCTCCTGTAATAGCATCTACGGTATATTACGTTAAATGTAAATGCGGTGGATGGTTTAATCATAAAAAAGGCTGTGATCATGTTGGAATTTAAACAAAAATTAACTATATTATAATATGGAAACTTTTGAAGATTATATGAATAAAAAAAATAGAGATGATCTACTTAATGAGATTATAGAATTAAAGATGAAACACCCCTTATCTGAAAAAGATAAATTAAAGTTACAAAAACTGCAACAAAAATTAAATGAAGAAAGAATTTAAAGTTATGTTAGTAAGTGGAGGGTTTGATCCTGTCCACAAAGGTCATATAGAAATGATTGAAGCAGCAGCTAAACAAGCTGAAGAAGTATGGGTAATACTTAATAATGATACTTGGTTGAGAGAGAAAAAAGGTAAAGCTTTTATGAAAGAGTCTGAAAGAGAGTATATTATGTCAAGAGTAAAAGGAGTCACTAGAACATTTGTTTGTAGACCTAGATCAGCTTCTGATAGAACAGTATGTGATGGAATTTATTCTGCAATAAACGCTTACCGAAGAGATATAGAAGGAGAACTTTCTATGGCATTTGGTAATGGAGGAGATAGAGTACCTGGTAATATTCCGGAAGCAGATTACTGTAACTCGATGGATGTTGAAATGGTATGGAACTTAGGTAAAAAAGTTCAATCATCTTCTTGGTTGTTGGAAAAATATCAAAATGCAGCATTATAAGGAGTATTGCGCTAAGAAAAATATATTCGATTGTGAATTTAAAGTCTATTATAATCCAGATCACGATGGAGGAGGACCTTTATTTATAGATTATATATTTTCTAAAAAAGAATTTTTAAATAATAATAAAAACGTTAAAAGTATATTAGAGTTATGCTCAGGACCAGGTTTTATAGGGTGGTATCTTTTTCACCAACTCGAAGCAGAAACAGTTTCTTTTTCCGACTTAAACCAAGAGGTTTCAGAAGGAATAAAGTTAACTAATAAAAGATATAATTACGATTTTAAGTTTCATCATAGTGATGGCTTTAATAATTATAATGGAGGAAAGGTAGATTTAATAGTTTGTAATCCTCCTTTTTTTGATAAAGAAGAACAGTTAAAAACCTTTATTGACTGGTATCAGATAAAAAATGAAAAGTTAGCGAGGTATATAGCTTTAGATAAAAACTATGAACTACATACTAGAATAATAAAAGAGTATGATAAGTATTTAAATAAGGGAGGTAAATTTGTACTGGTTAACGATGTAAGGTATAACACACCAGAAAAGTTAATATCATTAGCTAAACCTGGGGTTAAATATAAAGTAGATCAGTATTACATCAAAGAGAAAAACCCTAATTATTATACATTAACTTTTTATAAGTGATATTTATATTAAAGAATTTTTATGCAAGGAACATTATTTTCTTCTGATTACGTAATAGATGCTAACGGTAATGAAAGATTAATTGAAATCAATACTGATACTGCGTTTACAGACGACTTTATAGAGAACTATTTAAACTTAACTGACTTTATTAATATACTTTCTACTAATAGTATAGTAGAGGTAGTAATTATATATAAAGACTTCCATTATAATTTTGCAAATAAATTAGAAGAAGTATTAAGCACTCAGTTACCTTCTATTACATATACTAGACATTTAGAAGACATAAATTCTATCTATCCAGGTTCAGTTACAGACGCAGCTAATAAATTTATATTAAGACTTGCTTATAATGAAAACGCATTATTTGATTCAACTTATGCTAAAAATAAATTAAACTTATTTGAATTATTTGTAGACAATAATAATACAACTGAAATAGCTGAATTTTACCATTCAGGATCTGACGGAATCACTAATACAATTACAGCTTCAACTAATGCATCAAACATTCCAGATTATATATCTAAACCAGCAGAAGTTCTTCACTCATCTTATAACCTATATAAAGGAGTTTCCGGTTCTAACGATCAAGAGAAATTAGATAATGTAATAGAAGAAGTAGAAGATATTGAAAGAGTTGATAAAATGATACAAAAGTATCATTATAATAGTGGCCAAGTTGAAAGTGATAGAATTACATCTATTAGATTATTTTCTATAGTTTATGGTACTGATATTAAATTAGTACATTTAGGTATAGCTAAATCTTCAGCAATATTGACTATACCAACTTCAATTGAATATGATTACAGAGGAAAAGGAAGATTAAAACTACAGCATTACTACGAATTTGCTACTAATTTTCCTAAGATGAATCGTAAGCAAGGAGGATTTAGACCTACTGTAAAAGTATTAAAAACTGATAATACAGGAGTTGAATTAAGCTCAGTAAAAGTAAATGATGTATTAGCTTCATATTATGTTTCTGGATCACCAGATACTGATAGCGGATCAGCATTAGTTGAATGGAGTGTACCAGGTGATACTATTCCTTCTGGTTCTTTTAGAACTAGTTCAGTAGTTTTTCAAGCTATGTCATCTTCAGCAGGTGATGCTACTTTAGGTAGATTAGTTACTAACGATGGATTTGAACTTCCAGTTACACCATCAACAGTATTTTTAGTACACAATGCTTCTACTAATACAGTTACATATGAAACTATGCATAATATTAACTCAGGAGATAGTTTATTTGATCTTGATGGTAATAAGTTTTTAGTTTCACAATCATTATTAGACGTTTATTCAGATGAAGATAATATAGTTCATGAATTAAACATGGAATCAACCGATATGTACATCCTTAGTGCTTCAGGTATATTAGTTCACAATGCTCCTTGTTTTATAGCTGGGACTATGATAGAATGTGAAGATCTAATTAAACCTATAGAGGAAGTTAATGAAGGAGATAGAGTAGCTACTTACAATCATGAAACTAACGAAATAGAATTTAAAACAGTCGAAGAAATTAGTATGTATGATAATAAACCTATTATTAAAGTTACTATAGGTGATATAGATATTACTAGCACACATGATCATCCATACTATGTAGAAGGTAAAGGATATGCTTCTTATAATCCTATTCAAACTTTTGAAGATGCTGGTTTAGAAGTAGCTAAGTTAGAAGTAGGAGATAAAGTAATGGATTATTATAAAAGTTTTGTAGAGGTAGTAAGTATAGAAGAGTTAGAAGAAACTGAGACTGTTTTTAATCTTAAACACGTAAAGGATAATAATAACTTTTATGCTAATAACTTCTTAGTTCATAATAGATCTGGTTGCTTTGTAGCAGGAAGTGAAGTAGCTTTAGCTAATGGTGATCATAAAAATATAGAAGATGTTGTCATTGGAGATTTAGTATTAAGTTGGAATGAAGAAACTCAACTAATTGAAGTAGATGAAGTATACGATACCGTTACTCCTGTTAATACCAGACTTTACGATTTAACTTTTACTGACTCTAAAATTACCTGTACTCATGATCATCCAGTTTATGTCAGAAATGGAGAGGAAGCTTCTTCTTTTGAACTAAAATCTATGTCACCAGAACAAAGTAACGAAAAATATAATTTACCTCATAAAGTTACTGAACTACTGATAGGAGATAATGCTATTAATATTCATAATTCTGGAAGTAAATTAGAAAAAGCTGAGTATCATAATAGATTAGTAGGATGGGCAGATCCTGTAGCAACCTATACTTTAAGAGTTAAAAATAATAATAACTTCTTTGTTAATGGAATATTAGTACACAATAAATAAATTATGGCATCATCAATATATAAAACAGTATCATTTAGTGAAGTTAGAGAAGGAAAACTCAATGCAGCTTCTTCTGCTCAAGAAACTAATACTAAAGCAATTATAGGAAGATTTATAACTTACTTTAAAGCAAAACACTTATAAAAAAAGTTGCTTTTTCGAGTTATTTTACTTATATTATTATTTAAATGTTATGATTATGAACCAGTTATTTTTTATTAAATCACACAAAGTTAACCACAAAACAATAGATTCAGTAATGGAAGGTTGCCATATTGAATTCGATGGTTATCGATTCGAGCAACTTAAGAAACGTCCTTTCGGTAGATCTATAGATAAGAGATTGAGGAGTATAAATGAAGAAACTCAATTAGTTATCTATAAATAAATGGAGAAGTTAAATTGGTATTATATTTTTCTTGGGTTTCTTGTTACCATTATTGCTCAAGTTGGAGCTTGGTTTCAACATAACCTTCAGTTTAAAAATCCTAAGTATGATGAAACCTGGTGGGGAATGTATGCTATGGCTATACCTCTTACTTATGTTTTTATTTTAGCTACTAAATATAATGTAATAGGGTATGGAGGATCTATATGGGGAGCTAGATTTGTAGGATTTGCTTTAGGAATGTTTATATATGCTATTCTTATTCAGATCTACTTTAAAGAACCTTTTACACTTAAAATAGTAGTACAGTTATTACTTTGTTTTAGTATATTAGGAGTTCAAGCTTTTATGAAATAAATAATGGAAATTAAAATTATTTACGGATCAGATACAGGTAATACAGAAGACGTAACTAATATGTTAGTTAATCTTTTAGATAATACTGAAGTAGTTACAGTTGAAGACTTAGAACCTAAGGATTGGAAATCTCATGAATATTATTTATTAGGAATACCTACTTGGTATGATGGTGAACTTCAAAGTGATTGGGAAGAGTACTTTGATGAATTTAAAACTATAGATTTTACAGGAAAGACTATAGCATTATTTGGTTTAGGAGATCAGTATACTTATGCTACTTGGTTTTGTGATGGAGTAGGAATATTAGCTAAAGTAATAATGGAAAATGGAGGTAAGGTTATAGGTTATACTGAAAAAGATAGTTCATATGATTTTGAAACTACTCCTAAGGTTTTAGTAGATGATAAAACTTTTTATGGGCTTTGTATAGATCAAGATAATCAAGAAGAACTTACAGAAGATAGAGTTAATAAATGGGTAGAAAAGGTAAAGAAAGAGTTGGAATCCTGATGAATTCTTCTTATATTTATAGATAAAGGAAGTAATATGGCAGAAACAAACAGATACGTAGTAAAAATAGAAGCTTACGTTTATGGTAAAGATGATTATCATGTAAGAATGAAAGCTCATAAAATGCTTGATAAAATCAATGCAGATAATTTAAACGCAGATGCTGAAATAAAAGAGCTTGGCTCTCAACCTTTCGGTACTATGCAATATAGAGAATTAGAGGACTTTAGTCGTCCTTCTAAATTAGATGAACCGGACGATAGTCCATTACCGTTCTAATATGTTTGAAGTAATACGATTTATTAGCGCTTATTTGGGTATAGGCTGTATTTGGATAATATGGTTTGAGTGGTTTTGTAATAACAATAAGATAGGAGGAGCATTTAGTAATAACGAAAGATATATTCAGATGCTATTGTGGCCTCTTAATTTAGGAGTATTTCTATATACTTGGGTACTTGAAGTTATAAATAATTTTAATAATGGCGGACCTAGGAGTTATTAAATCAATAATAAAAGAAACTAAAAACGTATGGAGATTCAAAATAGAGTCTCCTTTGTTCGATACATTAAATTACAAATCAGGACAACTTATTAATTTATTTTTAAGAAGTCCAAATGAACCTCCTCATATCAGAAGTTATTCAATATCATCATGGCCTGATAATACTAATGAATTAGAAATAATAGTAACAGATCAACCAGGAGGTAAGATGAGTGAGTTACTATTTAGAGAAGCTAAGGTTGGGACTGAATTAGAGTACCAAGGACCTATGGGTGTATTTACCCTTCCGGAAGAGATAGATAGAGATTTATATTTCGTATGTACTGGATCAGGTATTAGCCCTTTCAGATCCATGGTTAATTATGTGACTAAGAACAATATAAAAACGAAGAATATACATCTTATATATGGATGTAGAACTAAAGCAGATCTACTTTATTACGATGAGTTAAAGCAATTAGAAAAAGAGAATCCTAATTTTCATTATCATTGTACTCTATCGAGAGAAGAAGTAGAAGGTTTTCATCATGGATATGTTCACCCTATCTATTTAGATTTAGTTAAAGATACTAAAGAAAAACCTCTATTTTACCTATGTGGTTGGAAACAAATGATTACAGATACTAGAACTAATCTTAGTAGTCTCGATTACAAAATGGGTAAAGATATCAGGATAGAAATATTCGGTTAGTGAAAGATAAAGATCTTAATATTACAGATACCAGAATAGAGTTTAAAGATGATCCAAACTCTATTGTCATGGATATAGTTTCTAAAGAGTTAATGGAATTTTATTCCTCTATCGTAACTCAAAATAAAGGAAAAGTATTAGATGTTGGCTTTGGATTAGGTTATAGTGCTGATGCAATATATAACAAATTAGGATCTTACTACTGTATAGAAGTTAATAAACAAGTATACGATAAAGCTAGAGTCTGGGCTGAAGGTAAATCAAACGTGCATATATATTATGGTGACTGGATAGATGTTATTCCAGACTTCTTAGTAGATGTTTGTAAAATTAAATTTGATGGCATATTTTTAGATACATATAAAGATATTAATTATCATAAGTTTGAGGATTATGCTAAATTGATTGCTAATGATAATTGTGTGCTTTCTATATTTAGTTATTTTACTTTAAGGAACATATCTGAATTACATTCGCATTATTTTAAAATAGATTCTAAATATAGAAGTAACTACCCTAAAGACATAGAAGGAGGTCATACATGTCACTGGACTTATTTCTTAGATGGTGAGTTTAAAAAGAAAGTAGCAGAAACACCGTTTTAATAGGGAAATATATGTGAAAATAGTTGCTTTTCTGGAAAATTATTCGTATATTAAGGTATATTAATAATTAAAAAATAAAGGTTATGTATAAAAATTCAACATCATTAATTTCTGGTACTGATAGCAAGAAAGCTAAAAGTGAAACAAAAGACTGTGTAGTAAAAGCTATTGCTTCTTCTACTAACGTAGACTATGATACTGCTCATAGTTGGGTAAAAGAAAACTTCGAAAGAAAAGATAAAAAAGGAACTAGTAACTGGATGATTTCTAAAAGATTTAAGAATCAAGATATGGAAATCGGAGGTAAAAAGTTTAAAGTAAAGAAGTGTAAGTCTTGGGAGATAACAAATACTTATAAGTTATACGGAGAGTCAATTGATCGTCAAAAGACTGTTAAATCTTTTAGAAAAGATAAGCAGAAAGGTACGTATATGGTATTAGTTAGTAAGCATGCTTTTACTCTTAAAGATGGTACGTTAATTGATAACTATGGAGAAGAGTGGAGACCTACTAGAAAGGTATTAGGAGCTTTTAATATATCTCCAGTCGTAGAAGAAGTTCAACTTTCCCTAGATTTTTCTTAGGGAACAGTTGGAAGTCTGAGATATTTTTCGTATATTTAAGTATATATAAATCAATAATAATAAAGGTTATGGCAAATAAATTAATTTTTGAAACTCTTAAAGCTAAAGAGGATAAATTACAAGCTAAATTAGATAAATTAAATAAAAAAGATAGAGTAGTTAGAGATGCTAAAACTAAGGCTCTAAATGATACTTTAAGATCTTATTTTGAAGGTACTGAAGGTATTGAAACTAACTTAGTAGATCTTAGGTATGAACCTACTTATGGTTCTTCTATGGAGATTACTGCTCAAGGTACTTCATATGAAAAAGATATATGGAATGAAGATAAGCAAGATTATGAAACTAAGACTTTATTTAGAAGAAATGAGATCTGTACTGTTCACGTAAAAGAAGTTAATAGATATGATAATGATGACATTGGAGATTTTTATACCGAACTAGGAATTAGTACTTACTCTTCTTCTGATAAATACTCAGACTTTACTTTAGAAAGAATGTTATTTACTGGTCAAGTTGGTATGATTATTAAAGACTTTAAAGATGATATCTTAGCTGATATGAATAAAGTTTATGAAAAGCATATTAAATTAACTGATAAAGCTTGGGAAAAAGTAGCTGAGGTTAAAAAGCAGATTAACGATATAGAAGATCAAAGATCTAAATATAAAGAAGACGTCTTTATCGAAGATCTTAAGAATGGTATTAAGTTACTAGAAGGTAAGACAGCTCATATCCAGGAGAGATACGATTACGGTACTGGTGGTGTTATAGCTGCTAAGATTACTAGAATGTCTTACTCAGGTAAATCTGCTGACTTAGAAGTTCAAGTAACTGGTAGAAGATGGAATCAAGAAACTGAAGCTTACGAAGATACTGTTTGGAGTAAGGATCTTGACAAGGTAAGAGTTAGTAACCTTAAAAATGCTTTCTTAACTGGATATAATAATATCACATGGGAGAGAGTATAATTAATACAATTATTGATAAGACTGATTTGGTTATCATGAGCTGTAAAAGTCAAAAGCAGCTCAAGGTAGCCGCTCAGTATGCAGATCTAGCTGAGAATGCAATACTTAATGAGTTTGGATCTGATATGACTGCTGAAGAAGCTGTTATTTATAGTGAATTTAAAGGATTTAATGGGCAGAAGTTAGCTGCTAGAAAAATAATGCTAAAAAAATAAATGTTAAGAATAAAAATAGGTAAAAAAGAAAATATTAATCAAGCGATAAAACGTTTAAAAAGAAAAGTTAGAAATACTGGTCTAATTAAACAGATTAGAGAGAATAGATATTTCGAAAAACCTTCTGCTGTTAAAAGAAAAAGAAAGCAGAAAGCAGTATACCAGAAGAACTGGGAAATGAAAAACGGAATAGATATATAAAAAAAGAAGATATGAGCGATAGAGAAATCATGAGTGCTAAAGGTATGGGATCGGGATACCCCCATGAATTTGCTTCAACTAAAATGGATCAACCAGATCCAACTATTGAAGAAAACAATAGATATAGACAAGGTAAATCACCTAAACAGATGAGAAGTAGTTATATAGGAGCTGCTATATCAGGTATAGGATTAGTACTAACAATAATTTTAATCTTATTAGATAAATACTTATTTTAGAATTATGAAAAAGTTAGAAAGTATAGATAAGTTTTTAATTGCTGCTCTAATATTGTTCACATTTATGTTATGTGGTTCAGTATCAGCACAAGAAAGATATTCTGTAGAAAAAGTACAAAATGCTTATATTATTGATTTTGAGGATGCATGGTTAGATTATAGGTGGGATTCAAATGGTAATGAGGTTAAATCATTTGGTAAGTTAATATTAGATAAGAAAGAATATAAAACATTAATTAAAGATATTAAAAGATTACTTAATCAAACCGAAGCAGATATAGAAAGACGTAGTTATTCAATATTAAAATGGAGTTGGGATAAGGATAGCGTTTGGATTTATCAAAACAAAAAAGCTTTTGGAGTATCTGAAGAAGATATAAAATTATTAAATAGTAAACTATAAAAATATGCCCAGTAGAGCAGTAGGTAGCTCACTCTGGCTTAACCCGGCGCGAAGTGGATCATAAACGTAATGTGAAACTTGTAATAGATACGATCGTGAAAAGCAAAGGGGTTAGAGAGGCCGCAGGTTCGAGTCCTGCCTGGGTTAACTAATAAAGTCAGAAAATAAAATAAATATATTATGGTAGAATATAGAAATAGATACGGAGATGTTTATACCTTTGAGCCGTTAGAAAACGGAAACATTCAATGGAGTGGTAATTTTAAACATTGCAGGTGTGGAATGCCTAATGATTATACCAAAGCTTGGGAAAAATTCCAAGAAAATTATGGTGGGTTAGATTATGAAGAATTTGTAGGTAGTGTTCATAACTATGATGAAGAAACAAACTCTTATGTATTTGCTGACCTTGTACCTTTAATCACCTCTAAAAAAGATGTAATCAATATGGTAGACCCAAGTGGCGGTCCATACATCACAGAAGGAACTGATATGAAAAGGTTTAGATTAAAAGGAATAGTTAAAGAGTTTATCTCCAATGAAAACGGATACGAAATAATAGTAGATGGGTGTAATCCACCTGAATTAGATAATGAATCCAGATTAATAAATGAAATTTCTCTAAAAAAATAATATGTTAGAATATACTGAGTTTATAAAGGCAATGCGAGCTACAAGCAGCAGCACAGATAAAGTTCAAATTATTAAGAACGCAAGTAGTGATGTTCATATGTTATTAGAGTATACTTATAATCCATTTAAACAGTATTATGTTACAAGTAAAACCTGTAAGAAAAGAAGTGATTTGATTAAAGGTACAAATGATTTAGCTTTATTTGAATTATTAGAAAAATTAACTAATAGAGAAATAACAGGACATGATGCTGTACGCTGTATAAATGATGTTGCTATTGGAATTGACAATCCAATTATTTATAAAATTATAGATAAAGATTTAGGTATTAGAGCAGGAGCAAAAGTAATCAACAAAGCAGTGCCGGGTCTAATTCCAGAATTCAATGTAGCATTAGCACAAGAATATGATGGTAAATGTGATTGGAAGGATCATTGGTACGTTAGTAGGAAATTAGACGGTGTACGTTGTTTAGCTATGGTAGATGAAAATGGTAAATGTACACTTTATTCTAGAATGGGTAAAGAATTAACTACATTAAATAAAATAAAAGAAGCAATCGAAGCAACTAATATAATCAATACGGTGTTTGATGGTGAGATTTGTTTAATGGATGAAGAAGGTAATGAAGATTTTCAAGGTGTAATGAAGCAATTGAGACGTAAAGATCATCAAATTGAAAATCCTATATTCATGATATTTGATATGATTCATAAATCTGAATTTGATAATCAAAAAGGTACTGAGAAATTATCTGATAGATTAGCTAAATTAAGAGCATGGCAAGGTGGAAGACGTACAGATGTTAATATATTACGTTATACAGAACAATTCCAAATAACAGATAATGATCATTTTGATTATTGGTGTGAACAACCCAAACAAGAAGGTTGGGAGGGTATTATGTTACGTAAAGATGTAGCTTATGAAGGTAAACGTAGTAAAAATTTACTTAAAGTAAAGAAATTCTATGATGCTGAGTATGAAGTAATTGATTTTGATGTTGATGATCATGAAGTAGTTAGAGATGGTAAATCAGAAACAATTAAAATGTTAGCCCAAGTATGGATTGAACATAAAGGTCATAAAGTAAAAGTTGGTAGTGGTTGGAATCAAGATCAACGTTTAAAATATATGGATGGTTCAATTGTAGGTAAAATAATTACAGTTCAATACTTTGAAGAAACATATAATCAAGAAGGAGGAATTAGTTTAAGATTCCCAACAGTAAAAATTGTTCACGGAGAAAAAAGAGAATTATAATATGAGTACAACATTAGAAGGATTAGTGGTGCTATTAGTTTTTGCAACAATATGTGCAATAATAATTTGGAAAATGGAGCCAGGTGAATAAACACCAAAGAGACTAAGATGATAAGGTATCCAGACATAGTAGCGGTATATAAACTATCAGATAGAGCGAATGCTAAGAAGTTTATGAAGATCTTTAAGAATACTCTTATAGATAAGGTAATAGATAATAAGTCTAGAGCAATACCTAGAGGAGCTAAGATAGTAGACTTAGGAATAGGAAAGGACTTTAAAAAGAAATGGAAAGAGAAGCATAAGATTTATACTTTAACTAAATGAAGAAAGTATATATATGGTTGAGAGTATTCTTTATTAGGATACCAAAAGAAATAAAGTACAAGCTATTAGAGATGTACGATATAGAAAGATTTAAATTATAAAGGTTATGAATAGACTAACAATAGAACAGAGACTTGAGGGGTGGGAGTTTGATATGAAAGCGTTGAGGGAGAGTGAGGGGGGCGCGTTTCTCTCTCTCGACCGAAGGTCGCCACGCGGATTTCGAACAAAGTTCTCAATCATTCCTCCATCCTAATGATCGACAATAAAGAGGCAGTATAAAGGAGAAAGAATAAGGTCTGAGGTATAGTAGACTTTGGTCAATACTCTATATCGTCTTATAGTAGATCTTAGGAGAGAGAACCTCTTAGATATATTAGCTTTAAAGATAGAAGATATACTTACACTAAAGCCTATTATAAACTATTAGTGTATATATTCATATATAGATATACACATATAAACATATAAAGATATATGATGTTATATAGAAAGAACCGGTATGATCGTATAGAATACAGAAGGAATATATCAGGGGCGTGTGTCTGCCTACCCTTTTTTTCGTCCATATAGTAGAAAATCCATAGGTCGAATCGATATAGATGCCGGAATGAGGACAAAATAACTTAAGAAATAGTTGGAATCCTGCTATATTTTTCGTATATTTATATTATAAAAGGTTCAAAAGGTAAGAGAATGAAAGAATTCTTCAATAAAGGCCTATGGTTTCTTATTATAGCCTCAGTACTCATAGTAGGAACGGCTCTAGTAATGCTATTAATCGATCTATCAGTACATGGATTGTATATGGTATTGTCTTATCCCCTACATACACTCGTCATCTCAGGCGGTCTTCTTATAGTAGGAATAATATATCATCTATATAAGGAAAAGTAACTTCGTAGTACGGTCACTCTTATGGCCGTCTGACATCACCTTGATATAACACTGACAGTATAGTTCCCTTACCGGTACGTTACCTGATTGTCTTGCCCATACCTCTCTGTATATTTCTTACGATTTTTAGTGATATAGGTTATATATATTTATATATTTATATATAGTATTATTATCTAACCCTTCTTATAGTATTACCTATCGTAGTATCTATTGTGTGATCTATCGTAGTATTGACGACTCTGATGTTAAACTTAGAAAAATCTCCAAGTTAACTTAATTATACCAAGGTAAATATTAACCTCAGTCCAATCTTCGTCTTCGAAGCCTTGTGTTCTTTCTCCTTTAGGGAAGTAAGTGGCACCAATTAGGAATCCATCTCCTAATCCAGTAATTCTAAAATCATCCATAGTTTTTTATTTTAACAATCGCAACAAGAACAACTACAACTAGTTCCACACTTACATACTTGACAATTACAATTTTCCATGTTTTATTACTTTTATTATTACTATAATATAAGAACTTTTACAATGGGATCCTACTAAATACGGGGATTTTTTTTCCAAAAAATTTTCTATATATGGGGTTTTATTCTATTTATAGGAAATGAAACCTATAGATCCACAATCTTTGTTTAATCTCTTCGAAGTAGGCGATGAAGAAGTCTATGAAGAGCATAATGTAACAGACGTACTCCAGAATCCTTACGTTTTAATGAGTATGGTCGTAAGAGGAGTGGAGAATTACAAGGTTCTTGACAAATTATACCTAAGAAATCACAAAAAACACTACGAAGACGTAAGAGAAGACGTAAAATTCAAGTATTTTTCTAAATTATACAGGTATTTAAGTAGAATTGACGTAAATAAATTCGAAACTAAGTATTCTATCACAGAAAACTACGATATAGTCAAGGTAAACGTTCTGCTAAATGAGTTACTGTCCTATTTTGAGGATATTGAGTATTATGAGAGGTGTGCGGTAGTAAAAAAGTACATAGACCTCATATATGACGATCCAAAAGTTGTACTACCCAATAACTTAATATAAAAATCTATGATTTTAGTAAAAGTAGTGATGATAATGGTCATTTCATGGTTCATTATGAACAGGTTGTTCAAATATCTTGATAAATAAAAGGGGAAATAGTTGCTTTTCTGAGATATTCTTCTTATATTAAGGTATATTAATAGTTAAAAAATAAAGGTTATGACATATCAAGAGAAAGTTAAAAAATCAAAGAAGATCCGCAAATCTATTAATTCATTAGGAATTAAAGAAGAAATCAAAGTTACCTATGGAGTAGATAGAGTAGGTAAACCAGCAGAGTATACCATAAGAGCCTATAGTGGGTTTAAGGGTGAGAATAATTATGCTATAAGTGAGGCTAATAGCTTTATGGGTAGATCAATGAATGTAGATAAAGTAACTAATACTATGCTTAGGTGTTATTCATTCGATTTAATGAGTCAAAGAACTACATATAACTTTCCTTTATACTTACTTAAAATAGTCTAACTAAAGTCATGATATTACCTCAGCACATACAATCTCAGATCTACGATTTAATATCCCATAGATTCAGAGACATTACCGTAGATAGATACTCTATGGACACATCAGACTGGAATCTATCCGTTACCGGTAAATATTCATTTATCGTTAATATAAGAAAAGGCTACCCTCTAACAGTAATGGTATCGGAGATAGCTAATCAAAAACATACTGAGGAGGCGTTCTATATTAGAGGAGTGTTAGAAAGTGAATTAAATGATAATATAAAATATGATTAAACTACTATATAAAATTTCGTGGCAACTTTGCGCGTTTTGCGCGGCGAGCGCGGTGCTGTTCTTTAGCTGTACTGTCGATGACCTCCCTTCCTCCCCTTGTATTGATGGAGATTGTGATGCAGAGATGGTATTACCGGGGTATTTAGATGAAAATGGCTATCATCATATCGATTTAGACTTCACCGGAGAGTATTTACCTTGGTTTCAAGTGGATGTCTTTGCAGATAAGGTCTTACCTCAATATGAATATAACGGAGTTCAACCGGTGGAAGCTAGATTTGATAGCGATACACATTGGACTATTGGAGATTCTTTGATGGTAACCGTAAATAACTACAATCCCTTTCAGGGACCTTATGACTATACCGGTAATTTACTACCAAATTCTTCTTATAATATCATTCTAAATCAGTTTGCAGGTATAATAGTTAACATAGTTCAGGGTACTAGTATTTATTTTTCCGATGATCACAATCGTTTAAGGTCAAAAAGGATAGTTGGACCTATTCCTCCAATGGCTCAAAACGATACTATTACACTTTATATGGAGGTATATTGGGAGGGAGTTGGTAATTCCGTAATAAAAGACCATTATTTTGAAAAATTTATTGTGGAATAGTTGATCTTCTGAAAAAAAATCATTATCTTAATTATATATTAAGAATTAAATATAAATAAATACTTAATTATATGAATAATATAAGAGTAATATAATAATATAACAAATAATTAATCTAATATGACATTAAAAGCGGAGAAAATCCATTCGAATTACGATAAACATCTTAAAATTATAGATACTTATTTAGGTGATCGTAAAGAATCATGTAAAAATCTTATAGAACACTTAGGCGAAGCCTATATTATGTCACCTGCTAGCGGTAAATCATGGCATCATAATGCTTTTGCCGGAGGTTATATCGACCACGTTAATAGAGTAGTTGAGTTTAGTATTAAACAGATGAGACTTTTCAAAGAGATGGGTGGTACTATAGACTTCACAGAAGAAGAATTAGTATTTTCTGCTTTATTTCATGATCTTGGTAAGATAGGTGACGGAGAGAAAGAAAACTATATACCTCAGACCGATAAGTGGAGACAGGATAAGCTACATGAGATGTATACTTATAATCCAGACCTTGGATTTATGCTAATCCCAGATAGGTCACTGTTCATATTACAAAAATTTGGTATTAAAGTATCTAAAAACGAGTTCTTAGGTATCAGACTACACGATGGTGTGTTCGATAAAGCTAATGAAGCTTATTTCTTTAGTAACGTACCGTCATCCAGAATGAAAACTAACATAGTCTTTGTACTTCATACGGCTGATTTCTTAGCCTCTAAGGTAGAATATGATAAATGGCTTTCAGATGGTGGTGTTACCTCACCGAAAACAAAAAAAATTAAGTCCTCTACGGGAAAAAGGGTAAATTCTTCTCAAGGACTAAAAAACATGTTAAATAAACTATAATGAACGTAACTTTATACATAATAATCGGTATTTTAGTTGCCATTTCGGGAACTTTAGTGTATATTATTAGAAACCTTATGGTAAAAGTGGAACAATATGAAGATGTCACAGTAGATCAAACACAATATCTTCAGAATATATCTAATATCATAGGGGAGTCTAACAAACACTTACAGAATCTCGACGAAAAGGGGGTCTTTCAATCAGATGATGAAGTTGGTGAATTTTTTAACCAAATGAAAGCAGTACAAGACGAGTTGGATAGGTACATGCTCCCAGATAACTATGGCAAGGAAGAGAGCGAAAGCTAATTACTTTACAAAAGAGACAGAAGAGTACATTGTAAGGTTTAATGAATCGGAAGATCAAGACTACAGAAGTAAGATCTTTACCGAACACATTTATTACCCATTTTATAAACTAGCAGAAAACATAATTCATACATTTAAGTTCTACTACACAGATGTAGATAAAATAGAAGACTTAAAACATGAAATAGTTTCAGTACTATACGAAGAAAAGATAATGAAGTTTGACTCAACTAATGGAGCAAAAGCTTACTCTTACTTTGGGACTATAGTTAAAAGATGGCTGATAAACTACAATAACAAAAACTATAAAAAACTAAAACAGATAGGTCAGTTCGCCGATATGGAGGACTCCTATAAACAAGCGTATGCTGTAGATCACAATTATGCCAAATCTTTAAGCGACTTTATAGATATATGGGTTGATGAAACTTATCTTATAATAGACGACTTATTTATTAAAGATCAAGATAAAAAAATAGCAGATGCTGTTTTAACTATTTTTAAAACTAGACACGATTTAGATATTTTTAAGAAAAAAGCTCTTTATATATACATTAGAGAGATGACAGATTGCGATACACCTAACCTAACTAAGGTAATAAACGTACTAAAAGGTAAGTTTAAAGAAAAGTACCAAAAAAGCTATGATTTAGGATTATTAACTAATAAGTCTCAATAAGTCTATTTATATATAAAACATTATGAGTTTAGATAAAGAAATATTTAAGGGCAAAACCCTATCTGACCTCTTCGGTGAAATATACGATAACTCAAAAGAGACTAAATCACAAGTAAAAGGGCTTATAGCTGAGTTAAAACCTTTAATTGAGAATATAGGCGACGCTACTTTACTAGTACCGATGATTAAAGAGTACATGGAGATAGGTGTAAAAAACGATGAACACCTTATCAAATTAGCTACTGTAATACAAAGGTTAGAAATAGCAGCTTCTAAAGGAGAGACAGGGGAATTCGACCTCTCCGAACTACAAGATTTGTTAGAAGAGTCTCAAGAAGCACAAGAAGAGATTAAAGATGTAGGAACCACAGAAGAAGGTAACGAAGAATAAATATGTTTTCTCCAAATTACTTACTACCAGAAGAATCATCATTACAGGGTACATTTGCAGCTAGAGTTGCTCACGTAGTTCTAGATGAATCAGATGAGATGTATTCTGACTACGGTAAGCAAAACTCTATAGGGTGTATATTCTATATACCTATTGGAGTAGATTATGAAAAAAAGGATTTGAGAGACCTACCTTTTGCCAAACCTCTAGACAGCTCAGTAAGAAGGTACCCTCTAAATGACGAGATAGTATTAATTACATCAGCACCTAGTAGTATATTAACAGATAGAGATAAATCAGCATACTATACTAGAGTAGTTTCTATTTGGAATAACCCTAACCACAATGCTTTTCCTGCCGGCGACGACTTAGAGCTAGGATATAGCGTTGACGAGCAAAGAGTATCACCTTTACAGCCTTTTTATGGAGATGTAGTATTAGAAGGTAGATCGGGACAGACTGTAAGGTTCGGAGGAGAAAAACATCCAAAGAATATATATACTGATGATAGTAATAAAGGAAAACCTTTTATTATTATATCTAACGGCCAAGTACTTAAGAAGGACGGAAACGACTTTACCGAGGAAGACATAAACAAAGACGACTCAACCATCTTTATAACCTCAGATCATACTGTACCGTTAAAGCAGTCTAGATCTAAGTATAAAGCAGCCAATACAGAACCTACAGATGCAAGTAAATATAAAGGTAAACAGGTAATACTTAATAGCGGTAGACTTTATTTTAATAGTAAAGATGAAGATATATTATTTTCTGCAAAAGAATCATTTGGAGTAACAGCTAAAGACATTAGCCTTGATGGTGATAAGTATGTAGCATTTGATGCTAAAAAAATATACCTAGGAGAAAAAGCAAGATTATATGAATCACAACCTGTAATACTAGGTGATAGTTTAGAATACTTATTAGATGATTTATTTAACTCATTAACCAGTTTAAGCAAAGCAATGGCTAAAGCACAGGCAGGAGGAAAACCAGTCACCTCTTTAATGAAGGAAGCACCTAAATTGAGAGGAATAGTAAGACAGTTAAAAAGAAGGATTAATCCAAGTGGTAAATCTGATCTTAAATCTAAAAAAACATTTACTGAATAATGCCACACGGACTATTAAAAGAATTTAAAAGCAACTTATCAGGTATAGTAGCCATGGCTCTAGGAAGACTAGAAGCTTATGCTATAGTATATGCTACTAAAAAGATAAATGAAATAATAGACGAACTAAGAGACAAATGCCCTCCACCTGCTATATTAAACCAGTTAAGTAGGACGGTAAATAATATTAAAAAAATAATAACTAAAGTAGATAGCAGAATAGATAAGTTTGCACAAATACCTAAAAAACTAGATATACCTATAAAAGGAGGTAAGGCTGCAGTACAGATACTATCACATTTACCAGTACCATCAGCAATTGGTACACCACCAGGCCCTGCTGGAGGTTTAATAATAGCAGTAAAAACAGGAAAGATACAAACTCTATCAAGTCTATTAGTATGGACTAGAAAGCTGGTCGAAGTACTAGAAGACGATCAAAAAGCAATAAAAGCTTTGATAGCAGATAGCGGCACTATTTTTGACCCAATTAAACAGAGGTTAGATATAATAGATAAATTATTGCAAAGATGTGCTGAGAATCCTGATCTTTCTCAGGATGATAGAGATAAGATACTTGAAGGTCTAAATGTACCAAGGAAGAGTAATTTAGAACCTACCTCATATAAAGGTCGAAACGGTAGAGTTTATAATATAGAGGTAATACAAGATGTAAACGCTCCAGCTATAGCTCCCAAAAGGCTCGCAGTAGCTAAAGACTTTAGGGGAATAGTAGTTTTAAGAGGTGAATCTTCTTTTGCTAGCGACCCTCAAGTACTAATCGACGAATTAAAATTAAGAATTGACAACCAACTTCCATAACTTAACTATTTATTAATATGAAGACTAATGAACTTAGAAAACTTATAAGAGAAGAAGTAAAGAAAGCAGTTAAAGAAGAGTTACAAGATATGCTTAACGAAGCAGTAAAATTTGCTAGTACTCCGAATAAGACTGGTGTAGGTAATTCCTACAGACCAATTACTCAAAAAGACATAAAGAGAACCTGGTCTACTGGCCCTCTTAACCCTGGAACTATTCCTTTAGAAGAAATGCTCCAGCAAACTAAAAAATCAATGACAGGCGAAGACTACAACAACGTAGTATCTTCAGACTCTTCTATGGTTAGAAAGCCTAACTTCGCAAGCGGTATGGCAGCTAATATGGGAATGACTGAAAACTCAGGCCCAACAACTGGTATAGATATAAGCAAATTAAATTTTGTAAAAAATGCAAAAGCAGTATATGATATGTCTATAAAGAAAGATAAACAAAAAGGCGGAATGATATAATTATGGCGTTTGAGATAAAAAAAATTAATCCATTAGACTTAACTCCTAGTAAAGGAGTAGGAGTATCTTTACCATTTTCCGGTAGGGCTGTATTTAATACAACCTTTGAAACTAAAGATGCTATAAAAGCTAATTTAATTAATTATTTTTTAACAGCTAAAGGTGAACGTTACTTTAACCCTTCTTTTGGAGCAGGTTTAAGAAACCTTTTATTTGACAATATAGATGAATCAGCTTTAGATGAAATAAGAATAAATATCTTGGATGATTTAGAAAAATTCTTTCCTAGAGTAGAGGTTACAAGTTTAGAGTTAATACCAGAAACTGACAGAAATACTATAGTTTTTAGTATGAGATACGCAATAGCTGATTCTAACATATCTGATGAAGTAGTAATAAATTTTAACAAGTAATGGCACAAGAAAGAATAGTAAAATATATTAATAAGAATTTTGATGACTTTAGGTCTCAACTTGTAGAGTATGCTAAAAGCTACTTTCCTGATACTTATAATGACTTTGATGCTACCTCTCCCGGTATGATGTTTATTGAAATGGCATCGTACGTTGGAGATGTATTATCATTCTACCAAGATACACAGCTACAAGAAACTTTTTTAACTTATGCAAAAGATCCTAAAAATCTTTTTAATTTAGCATATATGATGGGGTATACTCCAAAAGTAACTGGAGTATCTGAAGTAGATATAACTATAACTCAAACAGTAAACGCTAACGGTTCCTACTTACCTACCTGGACTGCAGCAGCAGCACTACCAGCTAATTCAGTAGTTAAAGCATCAGATGCATCAGCTACTAATTTTATTATACCAGACCCGGTAGATTTTCAATTTAGCAGCTCTTATAACCCTACTATAGTTGAAATAGCTACTTTAGACGGAACCAATAACCCTGCAACCTTTAAATTAACTAAAACAGTTAAAGCGTTTTCCGGTAAAGTAAAAAGTAAAACGTTTTCTGTAAGTAATGCAGAGAAATTTAAAACACTAACCATATCTGATGATAATATAGTTCAGGTATTAGAAGCAACAGGTAGTAGTACTGGTGATAGTTATTTTGAGGTTCCTTTCTTAGGACAAGATACCATCTTTGATGATGTATCAAACAGCAGCTCAGACTCAAATAACGTTCCTTATGTTCTATCACTTAAAAAAGTACCTAAAAGATTTGTAGCTAGATTTAGATCTAATGGTAATCTAGACCTTCAATTCGGAGCTGGAACATCAGATAGCGATGATTCTGTTATTTTACCAGACCCTACCAACGTCGGTAGTGGTACTAATCAGGGTATAAATAGAATAGACTACGCTTATGACCCCTCTAACTTTACATACAGTAAAGCTTACGGCGTCGCTTTAAATGAAGGAGTTACAGTAAAGTACCTAGTAGGAGGAGGAGCAAGCTCTAACGTACCAGCAGGAACTATTACTAATAAGAGCTCTATAGTTCCTACTCGAGGAACATTAGCCTCTTTATCCTTTACAAACGAAAAACCAGCAGCAGGTGGAAGAGACGGAGATTCAGTAGAGGAATTAAGAGAAAACTCTCTTAGATCGTTTAACGAACAAAGTAGAGCTGTAACACTACAAGACTATACCGTTAGAGCTTTATCGCTTCCTTCTAAATTTGGAAGCATGGCTAAGGTATATGCTACTCAAGACGAACTAACAAATACTAATACAACAGACGCTATAGTTGATAATAATCCATTAGCACTTTCACTTTATGTATTAGCCTACGATAACGATAAAAAACTTACCACAGCAACATCAACCTTAAAATCTAATCTTAAAACCTATCTAGCTGAATATATGATGATATCAGATAGTTTAAACTTTAAGGATGCTTTTGTTGTTAATATAGGAATAAATTACGATATTATAGTAAGACCTAATTTTGCAGGTCGAGATGTTCTTTTAAACTGTAACTTAGCACTACAGGATTATTTTAATATCGATAAAAGAAATATTAACCAAACTATTAATATATCAGAATTATATCTTATATTAGATAAAGTAAAAGGAGTACAGACAGTACAAAATATAGAAATTATAAATCTAAATGGCGGTAACTATTCACAATATGGGTACGATATCGAAGGTGCAACTAGAAATAGTATAGTTTATCCTTCATATGATCCATGTATATTTGAAGTAAAGTTTCCTAATGCAGATATAAAAGGAAGAGTAATAACAAGATAAAATGGCAGTATATAAAATATTTCCCGAACAAGATACTTTTATCTATACTCAAGTAGTAACCGGTAATGCTGGATACGATGAGATATTAGAAATAGGTGGTTATAATATACAAAACATTGGACAATCCTCAAGAGCATTAATACAGTTTAAAACATCTGAAATAGTTAATACTGTTAATAGAACTATAGCAACTGGGTCTTGGAGTGCTAGTTTAGATTTATCGCTAGCTTATGGATACGAAAACCCCGCAACACAGTCTGTATACGTCTACCCCTTAGCTCAGCAATGGGAAGGAGGATTAGGTAAATTTGGAGATGAACTAGGATCTTCTTTAACTTCTCAAAGTGCTGATAAGTCTGGTTGTTCTTGGAGATATAGAAAAGCAGAAGAAACTGACGCATGGACATTATCTAGCTTTCCTACCGACGTGACTGGCTCATATAACGCTACTTACCCTGGAGGAGGTAGCTGGTTTTCAGCTTCAAGCGGAACTAATTTAGAAGCTACTCAAAGCTTTAGCCTAAACGATCAGCTTGATTTAAGTGTAGATGTTACTACAGCTGCAAAATTACATTACTCAGGTACTTTAAACAACTATGGTTATATAGTTAAACTTCAAGATAGTTTAGAATTTAATTTATCATCCTCACTACTTAATAAATACTATAGCAGTAACACCAATACTATATACCCTCCATCACTAACACTTAAATGGGACGATAGCGCATACGATACAGGGAGTTTAACACTACTATCCTCATCCGAAGCTATATGCCAGGTATCTAATAATAGAGGAGAATATGCCGATATAGGTAAAACTAGATTTAGATTATTAGCTAGACCGATAGCACCTCCTAGAATATATACTACTGGGTCTATATACAAAACTAATTATGCACTACCTTCTGGTTCATTTTACGGACTACAAGATGCATATACAGAAGAAATGGAAATACCTTTTGATACCGCCTTTACTAAGGTAAGCTGTGACTCTACAGGTCCTTATTTTGACGTATTTATGAGCGGATTACAACCAGAAAGGTATTATAAAATATTAATTAAAAGTACACTAGATGGTACTACATCAATATTTGATGATGATAATATATTTAAGGTAGTTAGAAATGGCTAAGAAGTACGATATAAGGATACAAAAAACAGTCTTAAATAAAGATCAATTTGATAAAGCAGTTGATACTACATTTAAAACGTTTGTCACAACCCCTGATGAATCAGATGAAATAACTTTACCTGAATTTTTTAACTTATATGAAAAACTTTACTACGATATACCGGTTGAAGGAGAAGTTAATTCACATGAATTTCTAGTTGTTGAAAGCGGTAAATTAGTAAACTTAGAGCAAGACACAACAGAAATACAGCCATTATTAGATGAGATAACTACTTTGAGAGAAAGAATATTAGATCTAAATAACGATATAATAGAGTTACAAACAGAGAATTTGACCAACGATGCCACAGACTAATTATACAGTTAATTTTATTGACCCTGAAGGACTAGAAACGTTCTCTGTTAAAGATATAGATATAGTAGATTCTTTTACTATCAACTCTGAATTTAAAGCTTTTGAAAATAAGATCGAATACCACGTATATAGTCTTGATGGAGTACTTTTAACATCAGATTTTGGTTATAATCGTCAAAGCTACTTAGGATCAAGTCAACAAGACCCTGACGGTAAGATTCTTGAAATGACTATAGATCCTGTTGAGGATATAAAAAGATATGGTTTTTCTTCCGGTGATGTAAAGGTAGTTTATAACTTTATTGATGACCTTTACACAGAGAATAAAGTACCTGTTCAGTTCTTTATAGAAGAGATATCAGAAGACAGAACAGAATTAAGATTACTTACTAATCAAATACCCGATTCAAAAGTAGTTGAGACTACTAATACGATAAAAGAAGATCTTGCATCAACCTCTTATTTAAACGACTTTAGAGTAAATCCTGGTAATAACGATCTACTTATAGGAATAAATATAGATATACAACCTTATAGAGATTATAGCTCTGTAGTAGTAAAGCTATATGAACCTCTTCCTGAACAGTACGAAATAAAACAATCACTTACTATAGATAGAATAGTATCTGACTCGTTAGGGTATGAGATATTGGGTGAGACTATTCCTGATGAAATTAAAATACCGTACTTAAAAGGACCAAACTACAACGTAGAAGATATCAAAGGTACCACAGTACCTACTCCTTACTTTAATTATAACGAATTATTTTCTTTTCCTACTAATCAAACCTATAGACAATTAAACTCTCTATTCGCTGAAAAAAGTATTGAGTTGAGTGCTGACTATACTGACTTTGCTAACTACATACAGTTTAGTTCTGCAAAAGAAAGGATAGAAAACTTTCAATATAAATTAAACCTAGTCACATCTTATCAAACCTCATACTCAGCTTCATTAAACGCTAATAATAATGCAGCCGGAGTAACAGGAAGTTTAGACTACTTTAAGACAAGGATAGATAACATACTTAAGAACTTTGATCATTTTGACAGACATCTATATTATGGAACAGGATCATACTCTTGGCCTAAACAGGCACCGTATAACGAGCCTTATATAGTTGCTACAGGATCTGCAACAGCTTCTGTATCTAACCTAGTAGAGAGTGCAAGCTTATATGATGATACTAATAACTCAAGACTAGTAAATACTGTACCTGAATTTTTAAAAGAAGACAGCGACAATGCTAAATATCTTTTATTTACAGATATGATCGGCCAGCACTTTGATAATTTATGGGTATACACCAAAGCATTGTCGGATAAGTACGATAACGATAATAGACCTAATAGAGGTGTACCAAAAGGATTAGTAGAAGAGGTACTGAGAAACTTTGGTGTAAAACTATACTCTAGTAATAAATCAATAGAAAATCTATTTGCTAACTATACAGGAGAGTTTTATCAAACAGGCTCAGAAAGCTTAAAAGCAACCGGATCGTGGGGACAAGGTACTTACCTTATAAGTGCTTCTAATTCCCCTATATCAGAAGATTTATACAGAAAAGAAATATATAAACGTATTTACCACAACTTACCGTTACTTCTTAAATCTAAGGGTACCGAACGAGGAGTACGAGCACTAATAAATACTTTCGGTATACCTTCGTTAAACACAAGCGGTTCCATGGGAGGCTTGTTGGTAAGGAGCTATGGAGGTAATAGTACCACAGCAAGTGTTAACTTAGGTTTAGATTTTGCTAATACATCATCAATAGGAAAAATAAAATTAGACAATACAGGTAGTACAACTACTGGTAATACTCTATCTCAATATTCTTCTATAGTTCAAAGAGACGGTATATACGATAAGTACAGTGACGATATCCATACAGTAGATATAGGATACTCTCCTATAGACGTTATAAATGATAAAATATTTGATTTTTATACCAAAAGCGGAAGCTTTAATATAGATAACTTTATAGGTGATCCTAATGCTGCTTACTCAAGTAGTTATTATAATTTAGATTCAGCTTCATTTCAAGCAATGAGTCATATTATTACACATCCTACAGGAAGTGATGATTATGGAGACTTTGTAAGAATATTAAAGTTTTTTGATAACGTATTATTTAAAAGCATAAAAGACTTTATACCTGCAAGATCTAACATTAATACGGGTATAATAATTAAACCTCATGTACTTAATAGAAGTAAAATAAAACAAGTACAAGCTACTAGTAATCAACCTAAGACAGGAGTTAGCTCTAACTATGGAGATAATATGCAAATTACTGGTTCGATAGAAATATCACAACTAACTGGTAGTTCTGGAGGTTCTTTTGGAAATATAGATTTAGAGCAGGTAATTCCTTTAACTGCTAGCTATACCGAAAGCGTAATGACACCAGACGGATTAAGGTCTAAAACCTATCACGACCATGAAGAAGCTAGATACGATGGAGAATTGTCTGGTTCACATATAAAAAACACTGGTGAGTTAAATGATGAAAACATCTTTAAATATGAAAATCCTAACGTAATTCAATACAAAGTTATTGATTTTGACGATATGTTAGTACCGCCTACTCCTACACCTACTCCTACAGCCACCCTAACACCTACTCCTACACCAACAGTGCCAGCAGTAACCCCAACAGCTACTCCTACTGTGACACCATCATCATCTGATCTTGGATTAGAAAGTTGTTGGAGAATAGAAAGATGTTCTGATGCTGCTGTATTCTATGCACCAAAAGATAGAGGGTGTATTAACGATGCTGCTGCAATATTAAGTCATAACTTCCACGCTGGTGATTACGTACAATTCTTTAATTTCTCTGTAGGAGCTGAAGCTTGTCCTGGAGGAGCAACCTACTGTGGAAATATAATTAGCGCAGCTACACAAGCTCCTACAGCATTAATATCAGTAGATGATCAAATGTCCGGAGCTGATCCATGTAACGATGATGCAAGATGTACAGAATAATAATAATATAATATGGCAGGAACAACAACAGACAATTTTATTATTACTAATCCGGGATTAGCCGGAGTTAGGCTTTTATTTGGTACAAGTAGTAACCAGGGTAAAGTACAGGGTATAGTAGCAAGCACCACAGACTGTAATCAAAATAATTATGCTGCTGAATTTGAATCTTTAGAAGTATTTAATATATTCAGCACACCTTTTCCTATAGCAAGCAGACAGGTTCAAACTAGCCACTATTATTTTGAAATACATCCGCCTGTTGCATTCGATACAGGTTCAACTACTACACCAACTGTTTGTATAGACACAACGTTTGTACCTTCTACTGAAGTTGATTTTACTAATAATGTTTATAACGTAACATTTAATAGTGATCAAGAGTTAAGATCTTCTCAATTTCAATTTGTAGTCGATAGTAATAATTCTGGTTCAAGCACTAGACCAGCTAATATACAGGCTATATTAGCAAATACCGCAGTAACAGCATCAGTACAGGATTCAAACTATTCTTCACTAGCAGTTATAAGAGGAAGGTATGAAGGAGCAGAAACTGGTGTATCTGATTACGGTATACTACCTGCAATAGCTGCTGAATTAAAAAGAGGAGCTATATATGATTCTAGTATTTCTTCAAGCTACATTTGTACTCAAACCTCCTCTACTGACATAAGGCCTATTAAAGACTTTTTCTTAGTTCCTACACAAGATTCAGCAACTAAAGTAGACTCAGGATCTACTAGTTATAGTAATCCTAACTATAGATACATAACTCTTGTTAAAGGTAATAGTATAACTCAAACTGCTAGAACAACAGGTACTGAGTTATACCTTAGTTTTAATACCGCATCAGCAGGAGTAGCTATAGGAGATTATCTTCAATTATTCGGAACTACCGCTGGCGGCGGTCCGACATATTATAATAGAGGAATAGAGTTTGTAAAAGTAGCAAGCTTAAAACAGCATAACTCTTCAGTAGTTTCTGCTTCTGTAGAAAGAAATGCAATAAAGGATCAATTTGATAGTGTAGTTGATTATGGTGATAATACAGGTTTCCATGTAAGACATGTAAAAGGAGACCAAATTTATCAAGCTGAAGGAAATAAACTATTCAAAGTAGCAGATAAAAAATTATATAACTACGATACAGAAGAAGTCTTTTTTGTAGGTGAAGAAGGGTATATTTTATATCCTTTCGGTAGTTGTAACTAATAAAAGTTTAAATTAATATATTTATATAAAAGAATAAAACAAAAATGGGATACTTAAATAATGGCGTTGTAACCGTTGACGCAATATTAACGAAGAAAGGAAGAGAACTACTAGCAAGAGGCGATGGTTCTTTTAAGATTACTCAATTTGCTTTATCCGATGATGAAATAGATTATACATTATATAATCCTTCTCACCCATCAGGATCTCAGTATTATGGGCAAGCTATAGAAAATATGCCTCTATTAGAAGCTTTTCCTGATGAAACTAAATCATTAAAATATAAACTAGCAACTCTGCCTAGAGGTACTTCAAAACTACCATTACTAGAAGCTGGATATGCTAGTATAGTACTTAAACAAGGAGCTTCATTAGCAATAACTCCTCAAACATTAAACTATCTAGGAGCTACTTCTACTTTTGAAAGTGGAGGATATACTGCTACTATAGCTGATGTAAGGGTACTTTCAAGCTTTACAGGTGTTGGAATAAACACAGAAGAAGCTGAGACATTAAATTCAACACAAACGATTGGAACTAATGTATCTAAGACTGTAATAGGAACTTCTATTAATTTAAGAGCTACTACAGTGAATACTTTATTTGGAACCAGAACTAAACTTCAGACTACTATTCAAATTATAGGTAGAGATTCAGGAGCAAGAGTTACTATTCCTATTACTATTAACAAGGTAAATAACTAATAAGATGTCGTATAAAAGATTTGATAACGAAGACGTAGTAGTAAGTGCAGAATCTGTAACGGCTCCTTGCTGGAGTAATAACGTAGTTAATTTACAGGTATTCGAACTTAACTCTACACAGACTGCCGCTACTAGTGGTAAGTACTATTATAACGTATATAACACAGGATCAGAAGTTGCTAACACAGCAATACAGTTTTCAATAGCTCATGGAAATAAATTAGGATTAGGAGCACCTTTATATGACACATCAGTTACTGGTAAATCATATAGCTCTACAGTTTATGGTCAGTTTAGGACTTTAATCTTCGGAGATGAAGATACTAACTTTACATTTACTTCTGGTAATACAACTCGTACTCCTGAAAACGTTTTATTTATCTCAGTTGAAAGAGCAAGATATAAAGAGAAAATATTTCCAGGTTCCTTATACCTAAAAATAACAGGCTCAACAGGAGCACCTTTACATCTAGTAGATAACAGCTTAACATCATCAACAGATACGTTTGTTGATTCCGGAAGAGTATATTCTATATATTCTGGATCTGGACCTGGAGGTGTTACAGACTCAACTGTAGAGTATGGAAAATTATTTCCCGATGTAGGTATAATAGCACTAGACGGAGACATACTTTCTTCTAGTGACGTTGTAGCAATAAACGGTACCGCATCTAACTGGTCTACAACAGTAGCTAACAATCAGTTTTTCAAAGCAATCGATACAGGAAGTAGTTTTAAATTACGCTCAGAAGAGACAGTATCTTCTAATTACGTATTTATTAGAGCTAGAAATGCTGAGTTTAACTATTCAAATAATCCATCAAACATAACAGGATCGGGAGAGTTGAGACATAGTGTAATGATTGATAATCCTCAATCTTATCTTACAGCTGTCGGTCTATATAATGATAATAACGACCTGCTAGCAGTAGCTAAACTATCTACTCCTTTGATAAAAGATTTTACAAAAGAAGCATTGTTAAGGGTCAAACTTGATTATTAATGAATGAGCGCTTGGAAAAAATTAAATCAACAGGATGCCTTTGTTACAACTTATGTAGCTAAAAAATCTCACTTTGTTAGTGCGAGTAACTATACATACTTCTATACCGATAAGAACCCTGTTAAGTATTATGCAGCTGAAAGGTTAGAAGGCAATATATACTACCCTACCGGTAGTGATCTATTCTCTGGATCTTACAAACCCTTAGTTCATAGAAGTCTTGAACAGCTATACTATAAAAGCTATCAAAGCAGCTCTGGTACTATTACAGGTTCATTTGCTGCTGACTCAGGATCTTATAACAATTATGACCATTATCTAGAATCATCTTTTTCTGATTCAGGATCTAGATTTTTATCAGGATCTCTAGCGATGGTATATTGTATACCTCAAAAATCTTTTGGTACCCACATAGAGCCTTTATCTTTTAGATTTGATCCTTCACAGGGTGATTTTAATGCACAGAGTTTTTACATCAGGGTTCAAGATGATTATATTAGTGCAAGTTACTTTGAAAGAAACGCTTACGGGTACTACGGAGGATTAGAACCTATAATAGATGATGGAGAAGGTAACTTAATGATATCTGGTTCATCTAAAAATAGAGTAGGTAATATAATATATTCACATGGTCAAGTCATACTAACCGACCAAGATGTAGCTCAATATATGATAGCAAGCCAGTCGGCAAATATATCTTGGAAATCAAATCAACCTATTTATACATATAACTACGACTGTAAGGTTTCCGATGACGAATTTAATCATACTCAGAATCCAACAGCTCTTACCGGTTCAGATAACCGAATGAGAGATAATGTAACGGGATCAGCATTTGTTCCTTATATTACAAGTGTAGGATTATATAATGATGCACAAGAATTAATAGCAGTAGGAAAGCTTGGTCAGCCTCTACCTAAACCTGCTAACACTGAATTGACCGTAAAGATAAAATTAGATATATAAAATGGCAAGTTTAACTTTAAGAAACGTAAAAGGTGGAGCTCTAACTCATGTTGAGGCAGATCAAAACTTTGGTACTTTATTTGTATCGGCTTCTATTACAGGAAGCGGCGGTAACCTATTATTATTTTCTAGAGGTTCTGGTAGTACTGCTTTTGCAACAGGAAGTGGAGCTATTACTGCATCTATGAATTTAAACCTACAACATATAACAAACGTAGGTGCTACAACAACTAAAGACATTACAGCTAATAACTTTATAACAACATCAGATAAAAGATTAAAGTCTGAAATAGAGCCAATAGCAAATGGACTAGAAATAATAAAACAATTTTCTTCTTATACCTATAATAAAGAAGGTAAAGCAGATGCAGGTTTCATTGCTCAAGAAGTACAAGAGTCTATTCCTTACTCAGTTCATGAAAATGATCTAGGAATGCTTACTATGAATGATAGACCTATATTAGCTCATCTTCATAAAGCCATACTAGAATTAGAAGAAAGAGTAAAAGCATTAGAGGAAAAAGAATAACATGATATGGCCGTTCGTACTGATGGAGCTTTCAACATGTTTTCAGCCAGCGCTGAAGACACTCATTCTATAGAGTTTAATCTATCGAAATCGTTAGCTACCATAATGAACTCCGTTACTGGAAGTTCCTTTAACGAATTTATATCAGCCTCTCTGTACCCTCACTACGATCCTTCATATGCTGGCAACGTTCAAGACCCTGTTATAAGTTATGTATCAGCATCTTTACAGTGGCGTAACTATCCTTTAACCCCTACTCAAACTAGTACCCCTACATCAACACCAACTCCTACTGTTACTGCTACAAACTCTCCAACCCCTACTCCTACTCAAACTCCTACGCTAACTATTACTCCAACTGAAACTCCACCTGCATCTCCTACTCCTACTAGTACTCCAACGATATCAATTACTCCTACTATATCTGATACTCCTACTCAAACTCCTACCCCTACTAATACTCCTACAATGACTATCACAAATACTCCTACTCAAACTCCAACTGTTACACCAACAATATCAGATACAGTAACCCCAACTCCAACACCAACTGTGTCAGGAGGACAGCAAAGGTGGGAAGTAAATTTATGTTTTGGAGGGAGTCCAGGAGGAACTATACACTATTTATCTAAGACACAGTATTGTAATGGAGGCAGTCCTGATGAATCAATACCAGGAGGTAGTTTTAGTGCAGGAGATTACGTGCAGTTTAGATTAAATATTGCTGGTTGTACAGGCACAACATATTGCGGCCAGATATCAACAGTAGGTAATGGAAGTATAACTGGATTAATAAGCACATTAACTAAGCCATCAGATTGTACTGCGGCACAATGTACCGAATAAAGAAAAAATATGAGTTTTACAGTACCTACAGGAAGTAATTTTAATATGTTTACAGCTAGTTTAGCTGATACTCATTCTGTACAATATAATGTATCTAGATCTCTTGAAGGATTAATAACAGCATTTTCTGCTTCCTCTTTTAATGACTTTATATCAGCTTCACTAACTGATGATTTTTATGATGGAACTCTATCTGGCTCTCTTTCTGCATCTTTAGTAATATCTTCTTCAAATCAATTTAAAGGCTTTCCTGTAACCGCTACCCCCACCCAAACAGTAACGGTAACACCTTCCCTAACTGCAGGGGCTTCAGCTACTCCTACTCAAACCCCTACTAGTACAGCAACAATAACTCCTACCGCTACTCCTACTTCAACTGCAGCAGCAACAGCTACCCCTACTAATACTCCTACAAGTACTGTAACCCCTACAAAAACTGCAACTGTTACTCCTACTATATCTTTAACTCCAACAAATACCCCAACAGTAACTCCTACAAGCACTGTAACACCTACTCCTACTGATCCTTTAGATAGCGTTAATGTAAGAATATCTGTAAGCGCTTCTTCTGCATGTAATTCAGGAGAAGGAACATCAGCTGTAATAACTATATTTGATCAGCCTACTTTGCAAAATGGAGATATACTTTACTCTTCTTCTAATGCTTCTTCATTTATTACTTTTAATCATTTACAAACCAAACTATCTACCGGAGCAAATACTATATTTATGACCTCAGGTAGTACGGTATTTACTTTAAACCCTACAGGTTCTAATTCTTATATTTTATCTACCGGAACGTGTCCTACTCCAACTCCTACTGTAACACCGACTAGAACTATTACTCCTACAAATACAGTTACACCGACTAATACACCAACTAAAACTGTAACAGCATCACCTACAGCAACAGCAACATCTACAGCTACCCCGACAGTCACTCCGTCACCATCAAATCCTTTAGATGCTTCTAACTATAGATTAGCAACTAGCGCCTCAGCAGCTTGTCACACTGGAGAAGGCCCATCTGTTGTTATAGCTATATATGATGCCGATCAACCATTAGAAACTGGTGAACTATTATACGAAAATTCTGGAGGTACTGACTTTTGGACTTTTTCAGAATTACAAACCCTTGTTACATCATCGGCTAATACTTTATTTGTTCAATCAGGGAGTATAGTTTATACTGTAAATGCAACAGGATCTAATAGTTTTGTATCAGGATCAGGTGCATGCCCTACACCAACTCCTACTCCAACAGCTAGTCCTACAGCAACAGCTACTCTAACACCAACTGCTACCGCTACAGTAACCCCGACAAACACTCCTACTAATACTGTAACATCAACAGTAACTCCGACAAACACTCCTACCAATACTGTTACCGCTACAGTAACACCCACTATATCTTTAACAACAACAATTACGCCAACTGGTACACCAACCAACACTCCTACTAATACTGTAACTCCTTCTGAGACTCCTACTAATACCGTAACACCAACTGTTACACCTACAATATCTGATACTCCTACTGCTACGCCTACCGTTACACCAACCAAAACAGCTACATCGACTGTAACACCAACTAATACCCCTACTAATACAGTTACACCTTCTGAGACTCCAACCCTTACTCCTACCAAATCTGATACAGCAACTCCTACCCCTACTGCAACAGCTACAGTAACTCCAACGATATCTGATACTCCTACATCTACTCCTACACCAACAGTCACACCAACGATATCTGACACACCAACTGAGACACCAACCAACACTCCTACAAGTACAGTAACACCTACTGAGACACCTACTAATACAGCAACTAGTACTGTTACACCAACCGAGACTCCAACTAATACCGCAACCCCTACCGTTACGCCAACTGAGACTCCAACTAATACTCCTACAAGTACTGTAACACCGACAATATCGGATACCCCAACATTAACACCGACTAATACTCCAACGATATCGGATACTCCGACTAATACTCCGACTGAAACTCCTACTAATACCGTAACACCAACTGTTACACCTACAATATCTGATACTCCTACACCAACTCCTACTAGTACAACCGCTACACCAACTCCTACGGTAACGCCTACTAATACAACTGCAAC